TAGGCATGGCCGACGAGCGCGTAGGCCTTACCACCACCGGAGGTGGTGCGGGTCATTCTGAGCAGGCCTTGTTCGTGCAGCTCGATGAAGGCCTTCCGCACCATCTCCTTGCCGATCGCCATCTTCACGTCCTTCATCGCTTTGAACACGGCGGTGTAGCCGAAGTCCTCGCCAAGCTCGCCGTTCAGGTTCTCGATGAACGTGAGCACCTCGGCGGTGCGGCTGGCGCTGGTTCTCCGCTCCCGCTTCTTGTACGTGCGCTTCTCGACCGAGCCCGGGTCGAGCCGCTTGAGCACGAACTCGACGTCGCGCTTCGTCTCGCGCAGCGCCTCCAGCTCGCTGCTCACCGCCTCGATCTGCCGCTCGATCTCCTTCAGCTGCGCCTTCAAGGGTTCGCTGAGCTGCTGCAGCTGCGCGCGAACGCCTGACTGTTCTACTGCATCCATTTCCTGCTCCTTCCGCTCGAAAAGAGTTGACCGTGCGGAAGTGTAACTCCGGCTACACTCGGAAGCTCCTGGCCGGTGTCTCTTCGGAGATCCTCCGCGTTGGGTTGACCGGCAGGAGGCCCCTCGGGGCCTTCTGTCTTTAAGGGGGTCGTGTGACGTACACGCCGACGAACTGGGTCGACGGCAGTACGCCGTTGAACCGGGCGAACATGATGAAGATCGAGAACGAGCTGGCGCTGCTCGACGGCCCGGCCGGTTCGAGCTTCCCGATCCCGCTCTCGACGACCCTGCCCGCCAGTCCCGTCGACGGGCAGGAGGTGATCCTCACCAACTCGCTCACCGCCCCCGCCTACCACTGGCACATGCGCTACGTGGCGGCATCGACGTATCCCAACAAGTGGATCTACGTCGGCGGCACCCGTTTCGAGAACTACGACAGTTCAAGCGTGGGGATGGTGGGTAACTGGGCCTCTTACCTTCCTGGGATCGCCCTCCCGTTCTCCGGCGTCTACAACTTCTACGCTCAGGCGCTGGTTCAGCGCACGGCTGGCGCGGCCCTGGTTGGGTTGTCGGGTTGGCACGACGGGACGTATGACGGTGACTGGCAGCAGATCGCCGACGGGCCAATCGGCTATGTAGGCCTTAGTTGTCAAGGTGTCGCCAAGAACCTGACCGCGCAGACGCTGACGCTGGGCATGTACACGTCCGCTGCGGCTAACGCGATCGTCCGCTACATCGCGGCCACCCCCGTTCGACTGTAGGAGGCCAGATGCCCGCCAGATCACGCCGCCAGCAGAAGTGGGCCTACGCGACCAAGGGCGAGGCGTGGGCGAAGAAGCACCACTTCGACAAGGTTGCGCCCGCGCCCAAGAAGAAGACGACCCGCAAGAAGAAGGGATAGCGATGCCACTGGAGATTCCGAAGAGCGGCCCGCTGAAGGGGCAGAAGGTGTACGTCGACTACGCCCTGAAGCAGCCGATGATGACGTTCCACCAGAAGCTGAAGCCGCTCAGCCACGACGCGACTGCGGAGAGCTGGGCGAAGCCACTGCAGAAGAAGAGGTAGGCGATGGTCATCACCAAGCAGGAGATTTTCTTGTTCGTGATCGCGCTCTCGTTCGTGCTGTTCCTGCTCTTCGGCGACAACTGGGTCTCCTGATGGCGACGAGCCTGCAGCATCCGTTCGCGATCGAGATCGAGGATGGCACCGTGATCGGCGGCGCGCAGACCGAGAGCGACGCGGTCACGCTCGCGGCCGGGGCCGTGAGTGTGGTCAGGGGCACGCTGGTCGTCAGGGACACCGGCTCCGGCAACGTCACCGCCCAGATCGGCCGCAATGAGGCGGCGCAGGCGGCGCCGACGGTCGGGCCGACGCTGACGTCGATCAACCCGGCCTCGACCCCGATCGGCTTGCCGCCGCAGGTTCTGAGCTGTACCGGCAGCGGCTTCGTCGAGGGCGCCGAGATCCTCTGGGGCGACGTCGCCCAGGTCACGACCTTCAGCGACCCGACAAGCGTCGCTTGTCGCCTCGACAACCCGACGGGGCTGCCGGGCGACCAGGTGGCGGTGCAGGTGCAGAACCCGGACGGCAACGTCTCCGGCACCGTCTACTTCACCTGGGAGTAGCTCAACTTCAGGCCCGGCCCGTCGCCGGAAACGCAGGTAAGAGCGGGGACGGGCGTGCCGCAGCGCCCAACCGCCGCCGGGCCTGAACATCCTTGGCGAGGCCCGCCCCAGCTCCGGGGTTGGTTCGCCGTAGGGCGTGACACAAAGATTGTGTCATTGCATCACCCGTAGTCAGCTTCTCACCCTCACGCCGAGCGAGACGGGCCTCACCTCCTAGTCCGCTGCACCGACGCCCGTTTCTTACGGCCGTCTCTGTCAGCGACCCAGGAGGTCGGTGTTGCGTTTGCTCGCTCTCACCCTGCTCGTCACCGTCGTCATCGCTGTACTGACCGTGAACGCGCGAGGGGGTGGGGGGCTGAGCGCGCGTCAGGTTGCCTTCTGGGATCGGGTTGCACAGTGCGAGGAGCACGGGGCGTGGTGGCAGCGGGGGCGCACCTTCGTCGGCGGGCTCGGCATCTGGTCGGGCAACTGGTGGGCCTGGAGCCGCCATGTGGGGGTTCGCACGGAGGCTTCGGCCACCAGTCGCCTCGATCAGATGCGTGTGGCGCAGTACGGGTGGGAGAGCGAGCGCGGCTGGTGGGGCTGCTTCGCCGTCACCGGCACGCCGATTATCGAGTAGAGGAGACAAGGTGGCGAAGACGCTGGCGGCGCCCGACCCGAAGGTGCTGGCGGCGTTCAAGAAGGACTACGCGCGGCGCCTGAACGAGCGCGCCGCGGCGCTCCAGCACCCCGGCGGGTTGCTCGACCACGTCCAGTGCGTTGATCCGAAGACCGGCGAGCGCTTCACGTTCACGCTCACCGAGCCCGACGCGCCCTGGTACTGGCAGCGCGAGGTGCTCGACCGCTGGATCGAACACCCCTTGAGCCTGGTCTTGAAGGCCCGCCAGATCGGCATCACATGGTTGGCGGCGGGCTATGCGTTGTGGAAGCTGTTGACGATGCCCGGCACGCGGGCGCTGATCGTCTCGATCAACGAGGATGAGGCGATCAAGGTCGTCAACCGAATCTTCGACATGTTCGTCTCGCTGCCAGACCACCTGCAGTTCGAGGCGAAGGTGACGAAGCCGTCGCGGGACGCTCGCCCTTCGACACTCATCGAGCTGACGTTCCCTGACGGGCGGATCTCGTCCGTGGTCGGCCTCCCATCGACACGACGGGCCGGTCACGGCGAGACCGCAACGATTGTTCTGCTGGATGAATACGCGCGCCATGAGTACGCGCGCGAGAGCTGGAAGGCGACGTTCCCGACCGCGGACAACGGCGGCCAGATCGTCGTCATTTCCACCGCGAACGGCGTCTCGAACGAGCAATCCGGCGAGGGCAATTTCTTCCACCATTTGTGGGTGAACGCCGAGGCGTACGGAATCGAGACGCAATTCCTGCCCTGGGATTTGCACCCGCAGCGCGACGAGAACTGGTACGCGCGGAACGCCCGCGCGCTGCCGCCATCGGATCGCGCCGAACAGTTTCCGATGAGCCCGGATGATGCGTTCATCAACACCGGGGAGTGCTGGTTCGACACCGAGATCCTCGCCTGGTACAGCGACAACCACAAACTCGACGAGGACACCCGGCTCCGTTTCATCACCGACACTTCGGGCGCGAAGGCGAAGATCCACTACGAGAGCAAGGGCCCGGTCAGGTTGTACGCGAAGCCGGACAAGACGCACTCGTACGCGATCGGCGCCGACGTCGCCACAGGGCGAGGGTTCGACTACAGCTGCGCCTACGTGATCGACCTGACCTCGATGGCGGTCGCAGCGGAGATCCACGGCAAGCTCGACGCGGACGAGTACGCGGAGCAGCTGCACTACCTCGGGCGCTGGTACGACACGGCGCGGATCGCGGTCGAGATGGGCGGCGGCTTCGGCGAGCCGGTGATCATCAGCCTGCGCGACGGCCGCAAAGGCAGGCCGCACTACCCGAAGCTGTACCGGCACTCGATCGCGGACAGGTCGGACATGCACCAGCTCGCGAACTACGGCTTCCCGATGAACTCGAAGACGAGGCCGCAGGTGATCAACCAGATCGAGCAGGCGATCCGCGAGAAGACGATCCCGGCGATGCCGCGCAGCCTGATCATGGAGTGCCGCACGTTCGTGCGCCAGAAGACGCTGCCGAGCCCTCGGGCCCAGGAGGGCTCGAACGACGACCGCGTGATGGCGTTCGGCATTGCCCTGGAGATGTACCGCCAGTACGGCACGCACCCGAAGCGGGTGCGCGTGAAGCGAACCAAGGCGCAGACCCACAGATACCCGTGGGAGAAACGGAGAGTCGCATGAGCATGATGGACTTCGCCTCCGCGCTCGGAGGCGCAGGCGGCGGCGCCCCGCCGGGCGCCGACCCCGGGGGAGCCCCGCCCGATCTCGGCGCCCCGCCGCCCGACCAGGGCGCACCGCCCGACGACACCGGCCAGGGCGGCGAGCAGACCTACAGCACCTCGCTGGAGGCGCTTCAGGTCGCGGAGGACGCGCTGCACGCCTTCATCCAGATGGATCCCGACCACGGCGACCGCGCGGTCGCGGCGCAGTGCCTGCAGAACGTGTTGAAGCTGCAGGCCGCGAACCAGGACTCGTCGAACTCCGGTGATCTCTCCAGCCTGAAGCGGGCGTTGGGGCAGGGGCCGGGCGCGAACGCGGGCCCGGTCGGGCAGGCCGCCGCGGCGGCAGGCCCGCCGCCAGGCCCGCCCGGGGGCGGCTACTAGGTGGCCGAGACCGACCTCTACGACGACTCGAAGCAGGCGGACGCCGTCCAGCTGGTGGTGAAGGCGGTGCAGGACTGCGAGCGCCGCTACCACGACGCCTTCGTCGACAAGGTCGAGCGCCGCTACAACGCCTACCGCGGCCTCGCCGAGGGCGCCTCGACGACCGCGAATGAGGAGGACTGGCACTCCGACGTCACCACCCCCTACGTGCTCCAGACCTGTGAGGGGATGCTCGCGACGATGCTGGAGCCGAACCCGCGCTTCAACGTCCAGCCGCGACCCAGACCGGACGAGCCGCTGGAGGACGTGATCAGCCGCGTCAAGGCGGTCGATGCGATCTCCGACACGCTCCGCTACGCGCTCGATCGCGACCACTTCGCCGAGCGGCAACGGGCGTTCATGCAGCAGGACATGATCGCGGGCATCTCGGTGCTGAAGGACTACTGGCAGACTGAGCACCGCGACGTGATCCGGCTGGTGCCGGAGCAGATCCAGATCCTCGACATGTACGGGCAGGAGCTGGACACGCTCGAATCGCACCGCGAGGAGACGGTCGAGGACACGCTGGTGATCGACGACGCCCGCTCCGAGGTGGTCGACGTGCGCGACTTCTTCTGGCCCTCGCAGGCGCCGACGGTCGAGAAGGCCGAGTACCTGATCCACCGCACCTGGGAGACGATGCCGTCGCTGCGGCGCAAGCAGAAGCAGGGGCTGTACTCGAACGTCGAGAAGGTGAAGGAGTCGTCCAGCTCGGCGACGCAGGCGGCGATCACGGCGCGCGAGATGCGCCTCAGAAACGTCGACCGCACCCAGAGCCTGATCGAGGTGCTGGAGTACTGGACGCCGGAGCGCGTGATCACGGTCGCGAACCGCACCATCCTGCTGAAGGATCGGCCGAACCCGTTCTGGAACGGGCGGCTCCCGTTCGTCGTCTGCTCGTCGATGCCCGACGCATTTCAGATTCCCGGCTTGTCCGTGGTCGAGGCCTTGGGTCAGTTGCAGGAGATGCTCTGGACGCTGCAGAACCAGCGGCTCGACGTCGTCCGCATGCTCGCGAACCTGATCACGCTGATCCGCTCCGACGTCGATGACCCGGAGGCGTTCGAGTGGGCCCCGAACGCGCAGTGGTTCGTCGAGGATCCCGGTCAGGTCGACACGCTGAAGATCGACCCGACGGTCGCGAACATCACGCTGCAGGCCGAGCAGCTGCTGAAGGGTGACCTGCAGAACATCATGGGCGGGTTGCCCTACAGCTCGGGCGCGGACTCGCAGACGATCGATCAGCAGACCGCGACCGGCGTTTCAATTATCACGACGATTGCGCAGCGGATCATCCAAGCCAGAAAGCAGCACTACCTGTGGAGCTATGCCACTCTCGGCAAGCATTTCTTGCTCCTCTACCAGCAGTTCCTCCGCGACGACCGTGTGATCGGGGTGCTCGGCCCGCAGGGCGCGCAGGCCTACAAGACGATCTCGCCGCTCGAAATCCAGGGCGACTTCGACGTCCTGATCGACGTCACCTCCGACAGCCTGATGCGCCAGGAGCGCCGCGCCGAGGCGCAGAGCCTGCTCCAGATCGCCGGTCAGCTCGCCCCGGTGATGGCGCAGTCCGGCGCTCCGCTGAACCTGAAGGCGTTCATGGAGAAGGCGTTGGACGCCTACGACGTGCTCGACAAGGAGCGTTACTTTCTGCCACCCCAAGTCGGCGCGGCAACGGCAGGCCCGCCGGGGGCAGCGCAGAACGGGGCGCCCCCCGGGGGCCAGCAGCTTCCCCAACCCCCGACGGGCGCCCCGACCAACGGCGTCACCAACACGGCGCTCGCCGCCGGGCCCGGCTCCCCCTCGAACGTCGCCTCGATGAGCCCGGAGACGGCGATGGCGCGGATGATGAGCCAGTACGGCGGCGCCGCGAACCAGGGCGGCGGTGGCACGCCCACGTAGGCTGACCGAGCAGGAGCGGCGCAACCTGACGGTGCGCCAGGGCGAGCTGTCCGCGCTGGCCCAGCACCCCTCCTGGCCGGTGTTGGAGAGCGAGGTCGAGCGGCGCCGCGAGGCGTTCGAGCGCGAGCTGGTCGCGAAAATCTTCGCCGGGCAGTCGGTCGACCTGGAGCGCCAGGCGTTCCTGCGCGGCTTCGTGAAAGGGATGCGCTACGTGCTCGCCGTCCCCAGCGGCGCCGAGGCACGGCTCGATGAGTTTCTGAGACGACAGGAGGTCGCGTGAGCGAGATCACCAGCGAGATCCTCGCTGCTTTCGACGAGATCAAGGACGAGTCCGAGGAGGAGATCGAGCCTTCCCCCGCGCATGAGGACGTGCCGGTCACGGAACCCGAGGAGGAAGAGGAAGAGCAGGAGGAGGAGCCCGAGGAGGAAGAGGAAGAGGAGGAGGAAGACCTCGTCGGCGACGAGCAGCCGGAGGAGGAGGTCGCGGCCTTCGACGATCCGGCGATCCAGTCGTTCCTCGCCAAGTACGGCGGCGACGTCGAGAAGGCCTTGCGCGGCGCCGTCGAGCTGTCGGTCGTGCTCGGCCGCCAGGGCAGCGAGAAGAGCGCCGCGCTCGCGCGCGTGCAGGAGCTGGAGCAGGAGCTGCAGCAAATGCAGGCGCTCTCCGGGCTCGAAGAGACCTACCTCACCGAGGAGCAGAATCAGTGGGTCGAGGAGGCGATCGCCTCGCAGAACCCGCGCGGCTACGTCCACTCGGCGATGCAGGCCGGGGAGTACGACCTGGCCCGCGCCGTCCTGCGCGAATGGTCGCGCGAGAGCCCCTACGAGGCGATGCGCGCCGGGCAGTTCGTCGACCAGGCGCAGCAGCAGGCGATGCAGCAGTACCAGCAGCCCGTCGAGGAACCGATCGACCAGGGGCTGTTGCTGAACCTGCTCGCGCAGAACTACCCGGACATGACCGGCTACTGGGGGCAGATGGAGACGATGCTGCACCAGCTCGGCCCCGACCACCCGACCGTGATCGACGCGCGCGGCAACGACGTCGAGCGCTCCGCGCGCGCGATCATCAACCTGTACGAGATCGCCCGCGCCTCGACCGCGAGCGTGCAGTCGGCGAAGGACGAGATCAAGCAGAAGCGGCGCCGGGCGGCGACCGACGCGCGCAACGGAGCAGTGGTATCGTCAGGAGCGGCTTCGAGAACGACTGAGACACCCCGGCGGTCGATCATGGTGACGCCGGGCCTCACGCTCGAACAGCTCGACGCCGAGTTCGAAGCAGCATCCAAGTAGGCCGCGGGCCCCTCCTAGGTGAGGGACACCCCGATCGGGCCGAAGGGACAAGCAACCGTCACTTCGTACTGAGAGGGGTTACGCATGGCCGGTGTGATCGTTACCGGCGACGTCTCGACCGAGGAGCAGCTCGGCCCGTCCGCTGCTACCACGGCCGAGGGCGAGAAGCAGATCGACATGAACGAGACGATCCAGAAGCTCGACAAGGATCAGTCTCAGTTCACGACGATGAGTTCTCGCACTCCCTCCCGCGTGGCGACACGCGAGAAGGTGAACTGGCTCGAAGAGGAGCTGTTCCCCCGCACCGTCACCACGTCCGCGGGCGCAACCGCGGGCGCGACCAGCATCACGCTGGTGGCCGGTCAGGGGAAGGTCGTCGCCGCACAGGACTTGCTCAGAAACATGCGCTCGGGGGAGGCGGCGCGCGTCGTGTCGGTCGCAACCGACACGCTCACGATCGCCCCCGCGATCGGCACCATCCAGCCCCCGGCGGCCGTCAACTCCGGCGACGTGTACCTCGTCGTCGGCGACGCGCAGCCGCAGGGCTCCGACTTCCCGACCGCCCGCTATCTGCAGCGGGTGCTCGGCTACAACTTCACGCAGATCACGCGCACCAGCTGGTCGTTCACCGGCACCGACACCGCGATCGAGAAGTACGGCGGGCGGGAGCCCGGCAAGGAAGCGGTGCGCAAGGCGATCGAGCACAAGCGCAAGTGGGAGGCGATCGGCTTCTTCGGGGCGCGCAGCTTCGTCGCCGCCGCCGCCAACAACGAGCCGCAGGGCACCGCGGGCGGCGCGATCGAGTTCATCACCTCGATCAAGCGTGACGCGGCCGGGGCGCTCACCCCGACGTTCTTCGACACGTTCGTGATGGACGTGATGGCCCGAGGCAGCGACGAGCGGGTGCTGTTCGCCGCCCCGGTGGTGGTGCAGTGCATGAGCCAGTGGAACCGCTCCGGCATGGGCTCGCAGTGGGATCCCTCGCCGCGCAACGTCCACGGCGTCCACGTCGATGCGTTCATCTCGGGCGCCTACGGCTTCCGCATCCCGGTGGTCGTGAAGCGCGAGTGGGGGCAGTTCCCGGTCGCGAACAAGGGCTACGGGGGTTACGCCTTCTTGCTCGACATGAGCTACATCGAGCGCAGGCCGCTGCGTGATCGCGACACGAAGCTACTCACGGAGCAGCAGCCGAAGGGCCGCGATACCTACGCGGCCGAGTACATGACCGAGGCGACCTACCAGTTCGCCTGCCAGTCGGCGCACGGGCTTCTCTTCGGGGTCACGGCTCCACCGTAAGCCGGAGCCTGGCGGGGGCCCTTCTGGCGGGGCCCCCGCCCTCTTCTGAAAGGAGCAGCATGAGATACCTGTCGAGGTTCGGCCAGTTCGCCGTGCAGGTGCGGCCGGAGATGCGCGAGGCGTTCGCGTCCGGCGTCGTCCGCGTCACCCAGGAGCAGGTGATCGCGAAGTTCGAGCCGGGCATCTGCCAGGCCGAGGAGCGCGACCTGGCGATCAAGCGCTGGTCGTTCAACGGCTCGCTGCAGGAGATGGACGAGGTGACGACGATCCAGCCCGACCACCGCATCGGCTTGTTCGACTCGGCGATCGCGCAGTCCGACAACCAGTGGTCGGACGAGCTGCGCCAGGAGGTCGAGCGGCTGCTGAACGACCACGCGGAGCGCTTCGACGACGTGCTCGTCGTGCCGCACCACGGGCCGGAGCCGCCCTGGCCGCGCTACGACGCCTACAGCGGCACCCCCTCGCAGCTGCTGCGCAAGCTCATCGACGAGGGCCACGACCTGCAGGGCGTGCTCGACTACGAGCGCGAGAACCAGAACCGCGAGCGTGTCGTCGAAGTACTAACGACGGCGCTCAGCGACCCGGAGACGCTCGCGCCGCGCGAGGAGGAGATCGTTGGATAGGTGGCGCCAGCCGATCGTGCCGCTGCTGATCGAGCCGGTCAACCAGGTGCTGCTGCTCCCCGACGGGCGCCGTCAGGCTGAGGTGCAGTTCGTGCTCAGCGAGTTCGACATCATGCGGCTGCGCGCCGGTTACGGCTGCGCGAAATGCCTGCAGGTGTTCGAGCGCCCCTGGCCGGAGAAATGCCCCGCCTGCGGGGCCCCGATTCGAGACAAGCAGGCCGAGTACTTCGCGCGCGAGTACGGCGGCGTCGAGCGCTTCGGCCCCTCGACCACGCTCGCCGACGAGCGGGAACGACTGAGGGAGGGCGGATGAGCACGGTAACGATGATCAACTCGGTCGGCGAGAACGCAGCCGGATCCGAGATCGAGCTGCCCGACGAGATCGCGGATCTGTTCATCCTCCGCGGCTACGCCGACGGCACGCTCTCGCGCGACTACGACCCGAACGAGCGCGCCGAGATCCTCGGCGAGCAGCAGGTGGTGGGTCTCGGTGGCTAGCGCCCACTACAACCTCTTCTTGCAGGAGGCGTGGAAGGGCACGCTCGGCGATCTCACCTCGGCTGGCGTTGCGGTCAAGGTGCGACTGATGCGCAGCTCCGCGTACACGTTCAGCCAGGCGCACCAGTTCGCCAGCTCGCTCCCGGCCGCGCTCGTCACCGACGTCACCCTCGGCAGCAAGGTTGCGAACGGCAACAGCCCCGGCGGCGGCAGCGACCCGGGCTGCTTCGACGCCGCCGACGCGACCTTCGTCGCCGTCCCTTCCGGGGCCGCGATCGACTGCCTCGCCATCTTCAGGGACACCGGCACGCCCGCGACGTCGAACTTGATGAGTTACATCGATGGTTTCACTGTGACTCCGAACGGAGGCGACATCACGATCCAGTGGCAAGCCTCCGCGCCCTGGATCGCGAAGCTGTAAGGGGCTAGACGGTGGCGACCGTCTACGGCTCCACCATCGTCGGCACGTTCATTGTCGGCGACGGCCATGTTGTCGGGCCGAAGCTCACCCCGCGCAGCGTCTACCCGCCGGGCTTCATCGCCTCGATCTGCGGTGAGACGATCTGCGGCGACGGGCACGTCTCGCTCGGTGCCCCAAGCGGCCAGTTCGGTACCGTCACCGTCTCGACCTCCAGCCCGCAGTCGCGGACGGTCACGGGCCTCGGTTCCGCGCAGCTCTTCGGTACCCCGACCGTCAGGGCGACGATCACTCGCACGGTCGGAGCCGTCGCCTCGGTGGCGGCGTTCGGCACGATCGCGTTCCGCGTCTCGGCACCGACGGGTGGCGTTCCGACGGCGCAGCAGTTCGGCGTCCCGACCGCGAAGGCGGGGGCGGTCGTACGCACCGTCGGGTCGGTCGGCTCGGCGGCGAGCTTCGGCACCGTCAGCGCGAAGAGCGTCTTCGTTCGCACGGTCACTGGTGTCGGTTCGGCGCAGGCCTTCGGCACGCCGACGACCAAGACGACGGTCAAGGTCACGCCGAGCGGGCTCGGGAGCGCCCAGAGCTTCGGCGTCCCGACCGTCAAGGCAACCGTCACGCGCACGCTCGTCGGGCTCGGCAGCGCGCAGGCGTTCGGCTCGATCATCGCGGCCGTTCCGAAACAGGTCGGCGGCGTCTCCTCCGCACAGGCGTTCGGGGTGCCGCGCACCAAGGTCACCGTCCCAATCACGGGACTCGGCTCAGCGGGGCTCTTCGGGACACCGACGATCCCGCAGTGGCTGACCGTCCGCGGGCTCGGCACGGCGCAGGCGTTCGGGAACACGATCGGCGGTTTGTTCGTCGGGCATCTGTGGCTCGACGAACTCGACTGCATCGCCTCCGCGGACGTTCCGATCTGCGGGGTCGCGATCTGCGACGACCCCACCATCTGCGGCGGGCTCAGCTTCAACGAGACCTTCGATTGCCTCGACTCGCTCTTCCCGCCGATCGTCAACGAGTTCATCTGCGGGCAGCGACTCGTCGGCGGCATCCCCTTCCAGGCCGAGCTGGACTGCATCGACTCGCCGCTCCCGGCGCTCTGCGACGAGATCACGCTCTGCGGCACCGTCGTCTGCGGCGGTGCCAGCTTCATCAACGACGAGCCCTGCTTCATCGAGCCGGAGCCGCTGCTCGTCAACACGTTCCTGGTCGGGACACGTCTCGTCGGCGGCTACACGTATCTGTTCCCGCCTGTCACCCGAACCATTGATCTTCAACCTGCGGGGTGCCTATGACGTACACGAAGACAGTCTGGACTGACAACGTCACGCCTGTCGATGCGGCGAAGATGAACAACATCGAGAGCGGGATCGCCTCCGTTGATCTGGGCAAGCCGAGCTACGGCACCTCGCTGCCCGCCTCGCCGGTCGACGGCCAGGAGGCGATCCTGGTTGACGTCCTGGGTGGTGCGAACTACTCATGGCGGTTCCGCTACAACGCCCCGTCAAGCTCGCCGCGAAAGTGGGAGTTCATCGGCGGCACCCCCTGGATGGTGGCGGATGCCGCCAATCCCGGCACGCAGGGGGCGGGTTGGCACGAACTTTCGACGCCCGCCCTCACCATCCCTCGCAGCGGCTATTACATGGTCGAGACGAACATCGACCAAGGCGGCACCCAGGCTCCGGGGCTGATGGCGCAGGGGCCGAACTTCAGCGGCCAGCCGAGTCCCAGCTACTACAGCCAGTTCTACGCAGACTCAGCCAACGTCTGCGGCTGGGCACCGATCAAATGCCCGCTGCTCTGTTCGGCGGGCGCGGTTCTGAAGATTTTCGGCTACGGCGCGAACGGGACATGGACTGTCAACAACCGCTGGATCTGCGTCACACCGTTGGCTGTTTCCTAATCGAAAGGAGCACGATGAGTCCTGCTGGATCGAAGGAAGAGAAGAAGCTGCCGGTGCCCTCGGGGCATCCGCAGGCCGGGTACGTCAGCCCCGATCTGTCCGGCTCGGACGGGGTCGAGATCCTGCCCGATGAGGAGCAGAAGCTGAAGGACGAGCGCGACCAGGCGCGCGAGGACGAGCTGAAGGCCGTCACCGAGAGCGAGGACAAGGCGGCGCGCGAGGACGCGAAGGCCGCGGAGGAGGCTGCGAAGGCGCAGCAGGCCGACGCGAGCAAGCAGGCCGCGCCGACGACCACGAAGGCCAGCTCGGGCTCGTAATGAGCGCATGGTGGGAAGCCCCGTACAAGGGTGGGCCGATGGTTCCCGTACCGGGCTTCCCGCGTCCGCTCTACCCGCCCGATGCCGCTCCAAACCGGACGCCCTCGGTCAACGGGCCGGACGTAGAAGCCTATAAGCGGACTTGCTGGCGAGCTGGCAGATGGCCGGGGCCCGCCTCGAACTTCGACCGAGCCTTCTCGAACGCCTTCAGCCACGGCAAGTCCGGGAACGTCGGCGAGACCGGGATCGCCGGAGTGCAACGTCAGCAAGGCATCGAGGCTTCGGGATTCGTGGGATTGGCAACGTTCAACACGCTGCGCTCGATTCGCTGCCCGACAGGGCCCCATCAGGGCGAGATGGCGATGGACGCCAACGCGGCGAACCTGATCGCGCAGGCCTGGCAGCTGTACGGCGGCGAGGAGCCAGCTCCCGAGCCGCCGCCCGTCGAGGGGAAGACGACCAGGCAGCGCGCGCTCGAAGCCGCGATCGGCTACATCGGCTACAAGGAGAACCCGCCTAACAGTAACGACTCGAAATTCGGAGAATGGTACGGCGCTAATTACCAGCCGTGGTGCGCGACATTCGTGTCATATTGCTACGAGGTTGACGCGGGCGGATCGCCCAGTTTTGCGAAAGGGCAAAACTACGCCTATGTGCCATATATGGTCTCGGACGGTAGGGATAACCGAAATGGCTTGAGTATCCCCAGCTCGGTTATTCCGGGGGATCTGGTGACCTACAATTGGGACGGCGGCCCGGACGGCACCTACGATCATGTCGGCATATTCGAGGCCTGGACGGGCGGCTCGAGTTTTACGGCCATCGAAGGAAATACTTCGGTTGACAACAACAGCAATGGAGGGGCCGTGATGCGCAGGCAGCGCTCGGCTACCGCGCAGACGACGACCTTCATTCGCGTCGCGTGACGTGTCCTCCGACACGATCGCGGCGTTCGGGGCGTTCCTGTCCGGCGCCGGGAGCGTGCTCGGCGCAGCGTTCGTGATCCGCTCGATGCGGAAGCGGATGGAGCGGGAGTGCCGCGAGCGGCTGGAGCTGTACAAGCAGGGGCTCACCAGGGGGGAGGAGCATGATCGCGTTCATACGGAGACAGGGTCTGGTGATCGCGATGCTGGGGGCGTTGGCCCTGGCGAGCATTAGCGGGTTCTTCGCCGCCAAAGCCCTCGGGGTCGGCTTCGCTGGGGCGCCGACGAAGACCACCACGGTTCAGGTCGGCGGCGAAACAGGCCCGACCGGCCCGGCAGGGCCAGCAGGCCCGGCGGGGCCGCCGGGGCCAGCCGGAACCGGCGGTGCTGATCAGTGCCCGACCGGCAGCGACTTCGAGGCGGTCGTGCTCAACTCGCCGGGCGGTCACGTCGAAGTGTGGACGTGCGTGAAGCAGTGATCGCGACCGACGCTTTCTCGGCGCTCCCGGTCGTGCTCGCGAGCATGCTGATCCTGGTCTTGATGGTGCTCGTCTACAAGTACCTGACCCGCACCCGCGACATGCGCGTCGGGAAGACACGCTTCGGGTTCTTCGTCGAGCGCGAACCGTTCGAGGACGAGGAGGTCGAGGCCGTGACCGAGAGCTGGCCGAAACGGGGGCTCGATGACTAAGAAGCAGATGCAGGATCAGGTCGTGAACTGGCTCGGCCTGCAGGACGTCGACTCCTACAACGAGACGACGATGGTCAACGACCTCCTCTACCAGGGCACGATCGACCTCTTGTCACGCACCCGCTGCACGGTGCGCTGCGTGCAGCTGCGCGTGCAGGCCGGGCAGGACGAGTACACGCTCGACCACGGCATCCTCGCGCTGGTCGACGTCGAGAACGGCGCCCGCCCGAGGCTGCGCCGCAACCAGCTCGCCGACGCGACCGACCCCGGCTTCACGCTGATCCGCTCGGACGTGCTGCTCGTCGCGCCCGCCCCGACTGTCGACGGGACGATCCAGGTCTGGGGCGTGATGCGCCCGCAGCAGATGACGGCCGACACTGACTCGCCCGACAGCGAGAGCTTCGGCGCGATCCCGACCGAGTACCACGACGCGATCGTCACCTACGCGATGTGGAAGGCGGCCGACTACAGCGACGACGCCGGGTCGCAGCAGGGCGAGCGCTACCGTGTCCTCTACGAGGGTCAGGACGGCCGCGGCGGCAGGCTCGGGCAGATCAAGAGTCTGGTCAACAAGCGCGGCACCGCGCGCGCCGCGGCGCGCAAGGTGACGGTCAAGACCCTCAACTCGCACGCCTCCTACGTCGGCTGATGGGCGCACCGACCTCGCTGCTCGGCAACGCGCGAGCGTTCGCCCGCGACTTCGCGCGCGACAAGATGACCCGCGACTACCTGTGGGACGTCGTCGACTACGTGCCGATCATCATCGACGCCGGGCTGACCGGTCGCGGCGGCTGGCGCTGGGGCACCGACCCGTTGAACGGCGACGTCATCTCGGGGTTGCTCGCCACTTACGCCTCCGGCGATCAGCTGATCCTGCAGACGACGGCGGGGTCGGTCTACAACTGCAACCCGCTCCCGCCCGGGAACATGATCTCGCTGCGAGGCAGCAGCGGCTGGACGAGCAAGCAGAACCCGATCCAGCGCTACGAGGACGTGATCATGTTCAACGCGCTCGGTCAGGCTCCTCCGATCATCATCCGCTCCTCGACATTCGGGGGAGCGCCGAGCCCGGCGCCGAACGCGGCGGTCGGGACGGTCTGGGGGGAGTACGTCGTCACCGGGGGCGGCTCCGGCGAGGAGGACACGGTCAGGTTCAGCCACCCCTCGAACGACCTGATGAGCGCGAGCGGCTGGGACGTGAACAGCTTCCAGCGCACCTCGATGAAGGTGACCGGATTGGGCGCGCTGCGCTCGGTGCTGATCGTCTTCCACGCCGGGTCGACCGAGCGGATCCGCGGCTCGCAGCCCCCGGCGACCGGCACCACCTCCGACGACCTGAACCTGGAGCCGCTGTTCGCCCGCGCAGGCTGTCCCGACCCGAAGGCAATCGCCTACTGGAACGAGAACCTGATCTTCGCTGACGAGCATGGTGTGCATGTCACCGATGGCGCTGTCATAAGGAATTTGGTCAGCCAGGGCGGGATCCTCACCTACTGGCGTCCGCTCTGGCAGACGCGCACCTCGCTCGCCGCCTGCACGTTCCTCGACTACTACATCATTACGCTGCGTCAATCCTCGGGCGGCCCGGTCACGCTGATCTGCGACCTGAACGCCAGGCAGTGGTTCCGCTTCTCGAACATCGACTCGATCGACTACATCGCCTCGGGCGGCAGCGGCGGCATGGAGCGCGTCTGGGCGGGGATCTCGGGAACGAGCCGCACCGCCCGCATCGGGCCCTGCTTCTTCCCCTTCCCCGACGGGCAGGAGTCCGACGACAACGGCGTCGCGGTGCTGCCGGTGTTCGAGACGCCCTGGTATCGGCTCGCGCAGCAGGAGGGTCGCAAGCGGGTGCGGTTCGTCTATCTGAGCTATGACGCGCGCATCTCCGGCGGCCTGACCGACACGACGAAGTCCGATGAGGGGGCGCCGCCCCTGGCGCCGCCGAGCGTGCTGGCTGCGCTCGCGCCGATCCTGGAGGTCGGCTACATCCGTTCGCCGCAGCAGACGAGCTACACGATGATCGGGCAGCTGCCGGTGACGACCGAGTACCGCCGCTTCCGGCTGCCGGTGAACCAGTTCCCGTACGGGGTCGCGTTCAAGGTGCGGCAGCTCGTCCCCTCCACCGTCACGCGCGTGTTCGACCTCGGCGTCGAGGCGACCGCAGCTGAAAGGAGCCGTGTGTGAGTAGCGCGCTGCACGGCGAGGGCGCGACCGGCCCCGCCGATGCGCGTCCGCTCTCAGACCAGGAATACCAGCTGCTGCAGCGGCTGCTCTCCGACCCGCTCAGCCTGCCGATCCAGTTCAAGACCTGGCTGGTCGCGTACCTGGAGGGCTCCGACCTGACGCTGCCGATGAGCGCGATCCTCGGGCTGCGCTCGACGCTCGGGATCGCCGGGGCGGGGAAGGGCACGCTCGGGATCTTCCCGGCTGGGCTGATCCTCCCGTTCGCCGCCACCAGCGCCCCGGAGGGCTCGCTGCTCTGCGACGGCGCCGCCTACGCGACCGCTGCGCAGGCGCGGCTGTTCGCGGCGATCGGCTACAGCTACGGCGGCGGCGGCGGCACGTTCAACGTCCCCGACATCCGCGGGCGGATCCCCGCCGGGAAGGGCACGCACGGCGCCGTCGACACGCTCGGCAAGAACGAGGGCGTCGGGCTCGGGGATCGCTCGCCGATCCACCGCACCAGCGACGGTGGCGGCGCAGCCTCGGAGGGGATCACGGCGGGTGCCGACGCGCAGGTTTATGGCTCGGCCGCGGGCGCCGAGGTCGGCGTCCACCACCACGGCCCGGCGACGGCGCCGGTCGACACCCCCGCCTTCATCGTCCTGAACTTCATCATCGTCGCCTGAAGGAGGCTTGATGGCGATCAAAGCAGCGCCCAGCTACGCCCCCTACGGCAGCAAGGCGTACGGCGGCACGGCCTACAAGCCGCCACCGGCACCGAAGCCCGCGCCGATCAAGGCCGCGCCGATCGGCTACACCGGCAGCGGCTGGAACTACCCGCTCGGCAACACGGGCACGATGGCGAACTACTCGCCGACCGGCTCGACTTTCTCGCCGGGCGTGCCCGCTGCGCCCGTCGCCCCGCCGCCTCCGAGCAACAACCTCGCCGCTGCTGCTTCTCGCGCCGCCGCGGCGAACCCGTCAGGCGTGCTCGGTTTCAACCCGTACGTGGGCGAGATCGAGTCCGACCCGATGTACGGGCTCGGGCTGGCGCAGCGCAACGCGAACATCAACGCGCTGGAGGCGTCGCGGCGGACGGCGAACCAGCAGGCGGTGATCGCTGGCGGCTACAACCCGGGCGAATTCAACAGCGCCGCGCTCGGCGAGTACGCGGGGGACATCACCCCGGAGACGCTCGCCGCTGCTGCGCAGAACCAATTCTCGACCAAGGCGCAGCTCGTCAAGGGGCTCGGGCAGCAGATGTCGGCGATGCCGTACGACCTGGCGCGTCGAGGCGCGACCCGCTCCGGCGCCGCGCAGACGCACGCGACCGCCTATAACGAGGCGTTCCAGTCGTCGTCGAACCAGGCGATGCAGGAGCTGGCGAAGCAGCTGTCGGGGAACCAGAGCGACTACCTGACGGGTCGCACTCAGGCTGAGGCGGACTGGATGACGAGGCAGCAGGACATCTCCTCGCGGCTCGCGCAAATCTACGGCTACAACAAGGCGGCGAACGCGCAGGGCCAGTACCCGGACGTCGGCGAGGAGGCGATCACCAGCCCGGATGTGGTCTCCGGCGGGCTCGGCGGTATCAACGGCATCGTCGCCCCCAGGTTGACTCCTGCGGTACGTACGGGGTTGGTTTCTCCGAGCGCGGCAACGCGAGCCCAGGCTGCAGCATCGGCGGGGTTCATCTCGCCGACCCCGAATGTGAACATCCCCAAGGCGGCTGTGTCGAAGGCGATCGCGGCCGTCAGGAAGAAGAAGTAGATGGCCCCTCCGAAACCACGCCCCGGCGGCAGGGCCGCAGCTGTTTCAGGCGGCTGGATCCAGCCCAACCCGACGGTGAAGGTCACCCCCGCGGTGACGCAGTTCACGCAGCCCGGCTGGACGCCGCAGCGCGGAGCCGCGCAGGCGATCGCGCGCGGCTACGTCACCTACAACAAGCCGATCACCGTCAAGCCCTACACGATCCCCCCTTACACGCAGGCCGACCGGCAGCGGCAGCAGGTGTCGGCACAGACGGCGGTCAACCGCGGCTACATCGCTCCGAACCCGAACATCAACTGGGGCGGCGCAGGAGGCGCTGGCGCTGGACGCGCTGGCGTTGGCGGCGCCGCTGGTGCCCAGCCTTCGTGGGCGAACCCGTACGCGGCGCTGCAGAAGCAGCTCGGGCAGATCCTCTCCCCGGCGCAGATGAACGCGCAGGCGAGCAAGTACGCGAGCGACGCGATCAACGCGCAGCTCGCCGCGGAGAAGAGCAGCTCGGCGCTGGAGCAGCAGCAGCTGATGAGCCAGGCGACGCGCGCGAACGAGATGGCGAAGGCGCTCGGGCAGATCAGCGCCCCGAGCGGCCAGTCGATCCAGGACGCCTACATGCAGGCGGCCCGCTTCGAGCAGGGGCTCGGCACCGGCCTGACCGGCGACGTCGCCGCCTCGCAGCAGCAGGCGGCCGACCAGGCCTCCGCGCAAATCTCGCAGATGACCGGCGGGCTCGCGAACCAGGTCGGCGGCTACGACATCCCGGCCGAGCGCTCGGTGGCGCAGCTGACCGGCGTCGTGATGCCCGCGCGCAACCTCGCCGAGCAGGCCGCGAACGCCTCCACCCTGACCCAGTTCCAGCGCGGCGCGAACATCCAGCAGGTGGGTGCGATCGCGCGCGACTACATCCAGAAGGCCTCCGACGCCTCGGCCGCCGCCGCCGCGGAGCGGGCGAAGATCCTCGCGACCCGCCCCGACCTGACCGACAAGCAGGTGCAGGCGCTGCAGGCGAACCGCACGAACCAGATCCAGCAGCTGATGAGCCTGGCGCAGGGCACGGTGCAGTACCACCAGGCGCTGAGCCAGCAGCAGAACCAGGCGTTCAACCAGGCCTACAACACGGCGCAGCTGAAGCAGCGCCAACTCGAGTTCGGGCAGAACCTCGGCCAGCGGCAGACCGAGTTCGGAGCGAACCTCGGGCAGCGCGCGACCGAGTACCTGGGCAACCTCGGCGTCTCACTGGGCAACCTCGACGTCTCGAAGGCGAACCAGGTCGTCAACGCCCTCAACGCCTCGGTCAACCGCAAGGTGGCGCTGTCGCAGAACGACGTCAACATCCTCAACTCGAACGTCAACCGCCGCGTTGCATTGAAGAACGCGGCCACCTCGGCGCTGAACGCGGCTACCGCTGCCACCACCGCCAGCGGCAACCAGGTGATCAACCTGATGAACGCGACCCGGCAGATGAACAGCGCCGCGACCTACGACGCCTACCTGAACTCGAAGATCACGAACACCACCGCCGAGCTGAACTGGAAGAAGCAGTACGACAAGATGAAGATCAAGATCGACAAGTTCATCGCGGAGCACAACGCGGCCTATCAGAGCGGCTCGCTCGACGTCAGGGCGCAGGCGAACCAGGTTGCCGCGCAGGCGAATCAGATCAGGCAGAACGAGTACGCGAGCCGAGATCAGATCAATCGCTGGAACGCCTACATCAAGGCGACCGGGAAGCTGCCACCGGCCTGGGGTGGCGGCAACGCGCTCGGCACCTACGTCGACCCGAAGACCGGCAAGGTGCGACCGCTGCCGACGAACACGATCATCGGCCCGAAGGGCCTGCCGATCGACGCGACCCCGTCGGCCAAGTCGGCGGGGAAAACAGCGGTGCCGAGCTACACCGACATCACGAACTTCGGCAAGCTGATGAAAGAGGGCGTCGAGGCGAGACTGAACCCGGGCCAGATAAACAGGATGACCCGTCCGCAGACCGTCTGGCCGCGGAAGCGGATCGTCGAGTACCTGATGAACAACTGGGGCAACGCCTTCCTCGGTCGGTATCCCGGCCAGAAGAAGATGATCATGCAGGCGGTCGACGCCGCCGCCAACAACGTGATCGCCCAGTACACGAAGCCCAAGGGGCCGTAGCCCATGTCACCACCGCGCCGCCCACCGAAGGGCGGCAGGCGTCAGCCTGCCAAGAGCTTCTACGACAACCCGTTCGCCAAGATGGTCAAGCAGTACGCCGCCGCTCACCCGGCGGAAGCCAAGGCTGTCGCTGCAGCGAAGGCGGTGCCAAAGCCGCCGCCGAGCAAGCCGATGACGCAGCGCCAGAAGGACGAGGCCGCCGTCACCATGGGCAAGCTGCACCTGCTCCCGACCGACGTGGCGGCGGCGACGCCGTCGCTGTTCGGGACGAAGAAGGGCGACGTCAAACGGATCGCCACCCATGCGTTCGCGCACGCGCTCCCGACCGGGCCGCTGAAGCCGACGATCACCACGCCGCCGACAGCGAAGGAGCAGGCAGCGACCCTGCACCAGCAGGCGACCTGGGCGCGCAACGTCGTCGTGCCCGGCAAGACGGGACAGAAGGCGCGCAAGCACTTCGTCGCCTCGCTCACCCCCGCGGAGCGGGCGGCGAAGCTGAGCGAGCAGGAGACCGACTACGCCGCGACCAAGGTCGCGACCGACGCGCAGACCTTCCACGCGCCCCGCTCCGACTTCGGGATCGGCGCCAACACCGACAAGCTCGCCGCGGCGGCGCACGCCGTGGCGGGGGTGACCAAGGCCGTCCTGCCCACCGTCCACCGTGACCCGTTCACGCACCAGCCGGTGCTCGGCGCTCCCCCCGCCGCGATCGGCGCCGGGCACATCATCGGCGACATTGCCCACGGCGGCGCCGTCGAGGCCCCGGCGATCGGCAACTTCATCCTTCACCAGCAGCCGCTGAAGGGCGCGATCGACACCGCCCGCGCCGGGATCGCGGTCGCGCGCGGGGACATCGGCGCACCGATCGCGAACGTCGCCGACGCGGTGCGCTCCGGGATCCACTCAGTGACCGGCCTCGGCCGTGCCGCGACCGAGATCGGGCAAGGGGACGTCGGCGGCGGGACACGGCTCGGGCTCAGCTCGGCGGCCGGGGCGGCGCAGGCCGGAGGGCTCGTCCCGCCCGGAGCGCTCGGACAGGTCGGCAGCCTCCCGACTGACGTGCTCGGCGGGCTCGGCAAGGTCGCGGTCGGCACCGCCGCCTCGATCCCCGGCATGGGGGCGCATCCGATCCGCTCGGTCGACGAGGCAGTCGGCTTCATCCGCGGCGGCGGCGACGCGGCGATCGCGCTCGGTTTCCTGCTTCAGCCGAGCATCAGCAGCCACGACCGCAACCGCGTTTACAGCCAGCTCTTCCACGGGTTCGTGGACGACCTGATGAACAAGTACGGGCCCGGCGTGACCTGGAAGCAGGCGGTCAAGAACGGCTTCGACCAGCCGCTGATCCACGCTCTCGACGGGTTGGCGGTGGCCGCCCCGCTCGCGAAGAGCGCGTCGGTGATGCGCTACTGGAAGCTCCCCGGCGTCAGCTTCGAGGACGCGGTCAGGCTGTCGCGCGATCCGACCCGGCTCGGCGAGATCGCCCCCGGCGCCGAGGCGCCGCGCCCGTCGCGCACCGCCACGATCAGGGGCAAGAACATCGACCCCTACCAGGTGCCGCTGCATGAGTCGCAGAGCCCGCTCTGGCGCGGCATCACCCGCAACGTCGGCGACCCGCTCGCGCGTGGCGTCGAGAAGGTTGCCGGGCCCCGCTTCCCGCTCTCGGAGACGAAGAAGGGGCTGCGCGCGCAGACGCAGCTCTCCAAGCAGCAGGTGCGCCGCTACGCCGCGCAGGCGCACGCGCTGATGAACCAGGTCAACAGCTATCTCGGCAAGGAGCCGGAGCAGGGCGTGCGCCTGTTCCTCTCCCACCAGCGCCCCGCCGACATCCCCGAGGACGTGTGGCTGAAGGCGGCGCTGAAGAACACGCAGGACATGCTGGAGGAGGGCCCGGCGCAGGCCGCTCGCAAGCTGACTCCGCGCGAGCAGCAGCTGCTGCGGCAGGTGAAGGCGATGCGGGCGGGGGTCGACCGGCTCTCGCAGGAGCGCTGGGGGCGCCGCGTCGAGGACGTCTACCACGAACAGGAGCGTCTGCACCATTCGCTGCTCCTGAACGAGCACCACCTGAAGGGCGCCCGCGAGCGGCTACGCGCTGTCGAGGGCCCCGACGAGGCGGGCGTCTACACCGCCTCGATCTACAAGCTGCGCACCGATCGGCTCGCGCTGGAGCAGCAGCTGCAGAAGCTCGCGCCCGACGACCCGGAGATCCCGGTGATCCGCGGCGCGCTGCACCAGACGACCGAGCGCATCTCGGCGCTGGAGAGCGGCCGTGCGCATTCGCTGGAGCTGGGCGACGTCGCGAAGGGCACCAGGATCCAGGGCGCCCGCGACGACGTGCGCACGCTGGAGAACACGCGCAGCGCGCTGCAGGAGCAGCTCGACGCGCTGACCGTCGGCCAGGCGCCGGTCGAGTCGGAGATGCGCACCACCCTGATCAACCGGATGAACGAGCTGCCCGGCGTCAGTGACGAGGAGGCGGCGCATCTGACGAACCTGTTCGACACCTCGGCGCGACGCTGGGGCGATCACTTCAACCGCGACCCGGGCGAGTTCTACAGCGACCCGACCGGCTTCGGGTTGAAGGAGATCAGGATGATCCAGGAGCACGCCGACGCGCAGCTACCCGAGGGGGTGCTCGCGCAGACCAGGACGTCGGCGATCGCGGCGAACGCCAACCGGATCGACCCCGAGGGCGCCTACCCGCGCAGCGACTCCGGCCGTCTCTATTACAACGATGAGCACCGCGGGCTCGTCGAGACGCTCGACCAGGCCGAAGTCGCCGACGTGGCGGCGAAGCGCGCCTATCCCGGCAAGGCCAACGCCGACCACCCGAAGCGAGTCGAGGCGAGGGACGCGCTCGCCAAGGCGCGCGAGGACGAGCTGTACGCCCGCATCTGGTACGGCTCGCGCGCCTCGAAGGGCCAGGTGCCGCGGGTGGCCGGACGGCGGGCGCTCGCCAACCGGCTGGTGGCCGCCTACAAGGGCCGGGTCGGGGCGCTCCCCTCTCGGGGCCGCACCCCGCGGGAGATGGAGCAGCTGATGGCGCTGCTCGACGAGTTGCGCATCCACGGCGAGTCGGGGCGGATGTGGTACGAGGATTCCGCCCGCGCGATCATGGAGCTGGCGGGGGGTGACAAGGAGCGGGCTGCTCAGATCGCCCAGCTGGTCGCGATCTACTCGCCCCAGAAGGCCGTGATCCCGAACATGGGCGAGGCGATCAAGGCCTACAACACCTGGCTGATGAAGCGGCCGATCGACAACGGCCAGGACTGGCAGAAGGCCGCAGCGCAGCGTGTGCTCGACGGCGAGGGCGACTGGGACGGGCGGAAGACGAACAACTTCTACCGCAACTTCCTCGAAGACATCGACAAGGCGCGCTGGAAGAAGGAGCGGTATCTGACCAAGGCCGAGCAGCGCAAGGCGCTCGCCGACAACAAGATTTACAAGGGGCAGACCGAGCTGGGCGAGGTGACCGCCGACATGTGGATGGCCCGCGTGTTCGGCTACCTGCGCACGGGCGTGTCCGAGGGCCGCTATGACGTGATCGAGTCGGTGACCAAGCAGATCGCGAAGGAGACCGGCTGGAAGCCGAAGCAGGTGCAGGCGGCGATCTGGACGGCGATCAAGGACAAGTCGGACGACGTCAGCGCCAACGTCGACTTCGCCGACGCGATCGGGCGCCACCACGGGATCGTCAACTACGAGACGGCGCCGGGCTCGACCTACGTCGGCCCCTTCAACGACGTTTACAAGGCCTGGGATCCCGAGACGCAGCAGGCGTTCCTCGCCGCCACCAGTCGCCCGATCGACCAGTTCCTGCAGGACGCCGGGGTTCTCCACCGCCGCAGCGAGTTCGGCCCCGGCATCTACGAAGGTGTCGCCTCACCGGGTGCGCGGCTGCGTCTGGTCGCGACGCGCGCCAGGGAGGATCCCTACACGGTCGACCCGACTCAGCGCGACATGTTCAACTACGTCGCCGCCTCGATCGGCCGGGCGACGTTGCAGAACTCTGTCGCCTGGGCGCGCGGCTTCCTGCCGACGGCGCTCAAGCACGCCGACACGATGGCGGTCTCGATCGGTCGGAGAGCCTCCGACGAGGAGGCGCTTCAGCTTCACCGGCTGCTCAACCCGGAGGGTCAGCCCACGCGGGTGTTCGTCGTTCACGCCGGGAACGAGGGCCTGCTGCTGCGCAAGGATCCCGGGCTCGCCGACGAGGTTTTCCCCAACCACCTGCCCGGCAAGCGCTACCATGAGAGTTTCCAGGGACAGGTCGAGACAGCGCTCGACCAGGTCTTCCCTGATGCTCCTCGCGACTTGCTCAGATCAGACGGGGAGCTGGTCGAGAACGACTGGTCAACCGGAACGGAGGGTTACGACAATGCCATCGAAAGCGCGCTTGGCAACACAGGAGACGCTGAACAGGTTCTTCGGTTCAGGCAACTTGCTGATCGGCTCGCCAGTGACACCGCAGCCGTCAGAGACGAATTCGGCGCAGACTCCGCAGCAGCCGTCGAACGTCACGCCGACCTCGCCGGAGCCCGCAGCGCTGCCGCCCGAGGGCGAGCAGCCCGCCTAGAACAGAAGAGCGTCACCCCGCCCGCGCTGCTCTCCCAGACGCGCGGGCAAGACCTCTACGGCGCCGTCGAGTTCCTGCACACGCCGGAGGGGCAGCGGATTCTCCACCTCACCCAGCAAGCGGACGTCTCGACGCTGCTGCATGAGCTGTACGGGCACAACGTGCGCGAGATCGCCGCCGCCTACCCGGAGCAGTGGGCCCGCATCGAGGCCTTCGTCGGCAAGCCGCTCGCCGAGTGGGAGCCGGAGGATCATGAGCGCTTCGCTCGCTGGTCGGAGCGCTACTTCGCCGACGGCGTCGCGCCGACGCCGGAGCTGGTGCCGGTCTTCCAGCACCTGAAGCGCAGCTACCGCGAGACCTACGGGGCGATGAACCGGATCGGGCGCCCGCCGCCGCCCGAGGTGAAGGCCCTGTTCGACGAGATGTTCGGCTCCTACGACGACCCGAACGTGTTCCGGGTCGCGAACATGAGCACCTCGATCCCGCACGACATGCGCTCTGCGGAGCAGCACGCGATCTTCGAGTTCACCTCCAAGCAGCTCGCCGACCTACGGCGCCGCAACGACGCGCGTGCCTACAGCCGCTCGATCGAGAAGCTGCAGAAGGACTACGAGAAGCAGGGGGAGAAGGCCGATGCGGCGGGCGGCTTCGACAACCTGAGCGAGGACGACCAGACCAAGATGATCGCCACCCGCTCGCAGCTCTTGACGATGCAAGCGGAGAAGACGATGGCCGACGTCGACCGCGCCACCGGCCTGCGCCGCCGGGTCGAGCAGATCGAGGCGGCGCTCGCGAACCCGACCGGCCCCGCCTACGAGGGGGCGCTGGCGGCGCTCGGTCAGCTGACCGTGATGCGCGAGAACATCCTCAAGACGGTGTTCGGCGACAAGTACGACCCGGTGTTCGAGAACCGCGTCGACCTACTCGCCGACCACCTCGTCGACAAGGGGCTGATCGAGCCCGACTTCGCGCGCGGCACCGCCAAGTACGCGCCGCACATGCCGCTCGGCGGCAAGGAGCCGCGGCGGATCGACCGCCCGGCGCAGGGGCTGGAGGGCGGCGTGATCGGTCAGGTCGACCAGTCGCTGCTCGGATTGCACAACAAGAACAACCTCTACCGCTGGCAGAACGGCGATCTCTCCACCGACCCGAAGGTGATCTTCGACGTCTGGCAGAACGCGCAGGCGTTCGCGTTCATCAAGGAGATGAAGGATCTGTTGTTCGACATGGGACGGCCGCTTGGGCGCGACGAGCCGATCCCCGACAACGTGTTCCTGGTCAAGAAGGACGGCACCCCGGTGCCGCACGTCCAGAAGGTCGCGTCGGGGGTTGCCTCGACCGACGAGGTGCAGGACGCGCTCACCGCGCTGGAGGCGCGCGACCCGGCCAAACTCGAGGAAGTCGTCACTCGCTACGTCGATGACACGTTCCTGAAGAGCGAGGACGTGCGCGCCTCGATCCAGGCCGCGGGGGCCGAGAGCGCCGACGCCGCGCTCGCCGCCCGCATGAAGCTCGACAACGTCCGCGTGATCGACCGCCACATCGTCGAGGGCCTGTTCCGCCCGCTCCGTGGCGGCACCTCGACCGCCAGCCGCGCCGTCGACTGGTCGAACACGGTCGCGCGCTGGAGCCTGATCTACACCAACCCGGCCTACATCCCGACCAACTTCATCGCCAACAACTTCTACCTGCTCGCTCAACAGGGCCCGCTCGCCGTCGCCAACCTGACGCGCGCCTCGAAGATGCTCCTGAACGACAAGGAGTTCGCGATCAGGGTCGCGGGCGAGGGCGGCGAGCTGCCCGCCCAGGCGGCGATCGCGCGCGGGCGCGGAATCGGGCAGGGGCTGCGACAGCGCGAGGAGCGCTACCTGCGCAGAATCACGGCGGTGCCCGACAAGCTGCCGCGGATGGCGGCCTGGGTGTACGAAGCCCGCCGCATGGGCTACAGGACGAAGGAGGACATGCTGCGGCTGATCGACGCGGAGCCGGGCACGGCGCTCGCTCGCAGACGCGACCTCGTCGCGCACCGCACGAACGAGATCATGGTCAACTTCGACCGGCTCTCCGACTGGGAGCGCCAGACCGTCACGAAGGTGCTGTTCATCTGGCCGTGGATCCGCGGCGCGACTGCCTGGCCGTTCTACTACGCGAAAGAGTTCCCGGTGCAGACGGCGATCGGCGCCAACCTCGGGCAGGTTGCCGAGGACAGGCGCAAGGCGATGATGGGCAACGTCCGCTCCGCGTACCGCGACCTATTCCCGATCACGAAGCACGGCCAGTTCGCGCGCACGATCAACGTGGGGGCGCTTTCGCCTACCTCGACCGCCGCCAGCTCGCTGCAGGCGATCCTCGACCTGGGCCGGATCAACGTGCCGAGCGAGCAGGGCTCGCGCGTGATGGACTTCTTCAACCCGCTCTGGCAGGGGATCACGCAGAACGTGACCGGCATGAACGACTACGGGCAGCCGATCTCGCACAAGGACGCGCTGTTCGACTCGGCTGTCAACTTCGTCCCCTTCGGCGGCATCATCCGCCAGGTGATCGACCCGACGAAGGCCTCGAAGGTCTACAACCGGCGCGACTGGAAGGCGCTGCTCGAACGCCGCGTCGGCAGGGTGCTGCCGATGGAGGTCGACCTGAACCGGCTGCACGCCTTCCAGACCCAGAACGGGAAGAAGACGACGCAGCAGCGGCTGGACGACAAGATGGCCTCGCTCGTCAAAAGCCGCAACAAGGTGGGCGGAACGATGCCGATCCCGAAGAGCGTCCGCCACGCGCTGCTGATCCAGACGATGTACGAGGAGGAGGTCGCGCGCCAGGAGCACGACCTCGGGCAGTCCTCCGACTGGCACCCGAAGCGGCCGGGCGCGCAGCCGACCTTGTCGCCGCTGCAGCGGGCCCGGGTTGTCTACTCGCTCTACCTCAAGACCTTCCCGACCGCTCGGGGGGTGCTGCCGCCACCTGAGCAGATCAACAAGAGCGGTCTCGACATCTACTCGGACGGCCTGCTGTACGGGAACGAGAGCGAGGGTTTCCCGCGTCAGGATGCGCTGCTCGGGCCGCTGCAGGAGTACCGCTCCGACCTCTCGAAGGAGAAGACCGGTGGCTGATGAGGTGCAGCAGATCGATGCGTTTCTGCACAAGAACGGCTCGCCGATGGCTGGGCTCGGCAACGTGTTCGTCGCCGCCGGTAAGAAATACGGCGTCGACCCGCGACTAGTGGTCGGGATCGCCGGAGCCGAATCCTCGCTCGGCAAGTATGCGTACCGCCCGTACAACGCCTGGGGCTGGGGCGGCAGGGCGGGGCACAGTTTCGGGAGCTGGGAGGAGTCGATCGCCCAGGTCACGAAGGGCCTGCGCGACGGCTACATCAGCCAGGGGCGCACGACCCCGGCGGCGATCGTCTCAAAGTACGCGCCCTCCTCGGACGGCAACGACGAGGCGCAGTGGGCGTCGAACGTCGGCCACTTCATGAAGCAGCTGGGCGCCGACCCGGGCGCCTCGATGTCGATCCGGCCGATGGCCGGGATGAAGATGCCGACGGCGCCGCCGACCCTGAAGATGCCCGACATCGGCCCGTCGGCGCTGGAGTCGTCGGCCCCGTCGGGGATTGACCAGTTCGTGATCAACAACGCGGGCCTGAACCCGGACATGCAGGTGCGCAACCTGGTCAGCGGGATGCTGAGCGGGCGGCTCGACGAGAAGCCGTGGACGCCGCCGCCGCTGAAGATGCCGACGCTCGGGACGGCGGGCGGCAAGGTGCCGATGATGGGCGGCGCGATCTTCCCGCAGGGCAAGCTCGGCAAGGTCGCGTTCGCGCCGAGCGCGAACCGGGCGGGGATCGGCGTGAACCCGGCGGTGACGAACTTCGTGCGCCAGATCGCCGGGAAGTTCGGCCCGATCACAATCGGCACCGGCACGAACCACAACCAGTTCGTCTCCGGCACGAACAACACCCGGCAGTCGGATCACTGGGAGGGCAACGCCGTCGACATCCCCGCCTCCGGCCACACGCTGACGCGGCTCGGGCACGACGCGCTGATCGCCGCCGGGATGCCGTGGCGGAAAGCGGAGAAGACGAGCGGCGGGCTCTACCAGGTCGGCAAGTGGCAGATCATCTTCAACACGACGCTCGCGCAGGGCGGCAACCACTGGAACCACCTCCACGTCGGACTGAGAGGCTGAGACAAAGAAGGAGCGGGCCGAAGCCCGCTCCTTGTCCGCACTCGTTCTGTTCCCACGCCAAGGTGCGCCCTGCGCGGCTTGCCCGAAGGGGCAGCAAAATCTGTCAGCCGATTCCGTGCTCGCGTCGATGCAGTGCGTTCGCCTGGTCGCGGTCGAACTGAGCACGGTACAGCTCGTCGTTCGACTGCGGGTAGTCCTTGACGGTCTGGCCGCTGCGAGTGTCGACGAGCAGCCAGCGCGTCGAGGTGACGCGGAGCTGGAACGGGAATCGAAGCTGCTTGCTCTCTTCCATATCTATAGGAAGGGAGCTTCGAGCGAGGAGTGTAAAAGATGGATCCGTTCGGGGCTTTCAAGACGGCGCTCACCGCGCCCTACCACGCCGCCCAGGCGGCGATCAACTGGGACGCCGGGATCGAGCACCGCGTCAACCAGCACCTCGACCTGTCGAACGAGTACGTCAAGCAAGGGATGCATCCGTTCGACGCGCAGCGGCTGGCGGGCCGGATGGTCTACGGCGACTACGCGCACGACCCGGCGTTGCAGCAGCACTACATGCAGGTGATGCAGCAGGCCGGAATCATCCCGTACCAGGCTCGCTAGCCCGGTGACCAATCTCGTCGGACTGAGAGGCTGATTCTGTTTTAACAGGTTGCCAACCCTCTTCCGACGTCGTAGACTCGGCCGTTCTAATACGACGCGAGGAGGATGGCTATGGCAGAGAGTTTCGTTGTTCGCGATCGCGAGCTGGAGTCGGTGCAGCAGCGCTCGATCGAGAAGCTCGCGCAGCACCGCTGGCACTGGACGCTCGACGACAGCAATCCCGATCGTGTCTCGATCGCCGAGTATGCTCGCCGCGTCTCGCGGGGCCGAGCGACGATTCATCGCATGGCCTATGGCTACAAGGCGTGGAGCGTCCGGAATTCCGGACACTCCCCCGGCGAGCCGGTCACGCTGACGGACTTCATCGAGCAGGCGAACTTGGCGGCTGAGAAAGCGGAGGCGGTCGAGGCGGTTGCCGCTGCGACCGGCAAATCATTCAGCAACACCGCGGTTAGCAAGCGCGCTGAGGTACGTGACGTGCTCGACACGGCCCGCGAGCGGGCCGAGCGTAAGGGCACGACGGTGAGCGACGAGCTGCCTGCTGTCGCCGACTTCCGGGAGAAGGCTCGCCGGGCCGCGCAGAAGGAGAAGGACTCCCGTCGTGCTTCCCACTTCATGCTCGTCGAGGTCGAGGGGCACATCGGTGCCGCGATGCGGCGGCTGCGGCAGGCGCTCGCGATCGCTCGCGACGTCGACTTCGATGCCGAGGAGACCGAGCTGCTCGAAGACTCGATCGCGAAGCTGAGGATGATCGTCGATCTGATCGACGTCCGGATCACGGGCGAGCGGGGAGGGATCGACTGGGACACGGAGTTCACCAAGGTGATGGAGGGCTGACCGATGAAGAAGGACGATCTCGCCGGAATGATCTACGACGCGCTCGCCGACGCGCCCGGGGGGATGTCGATCTACGACATCGCCGAGCGGGTCAACATGCCCGTCTACGCTTGCCGGAAAGCGATGCGCAGCACTCGTCTCACACTCGCCGAGGGTGACACGCTGTTCGTGATCGCCGAGCCGCAGGGCCCACGGGAGCCGTGGTTGTACCAGCTCGTCGATGGCAAGACACTGGTCGACGCCGAGCACTCGGGCTGGACGACGAACCGGATCGGCGACGCGCAGAGTCGGGTGCATCTGCTCTCGGAGGCGATGGGGGTCGCGGCGCGGGCGACCGACGGCCGCTCGATCCCGGGTCGCAAGGCGAGGGTGATGGCGAAGGCGCTGCATCGACTCGACGAGGATCTGACCGAGATCGACGAGGCCGGACGAAGCTAGATTCAGGAACAGGGTGTTGCGAGCACCTGGCCTCGGCGAGAAGAGCGCTCTTCTGGAGGAGTCTCGCCGGGGCCTGTTCCTGAAGTCATCTGGTCAGGATTTGGTCAGGGCTTGGTCAGGGTTCGTCGCTGTACGGGGCTGTTTCAGCGCTGTATCGGCGAGAGGATTTGGCTCAACAGAGCCGTTCAGATGTGCCCTGATGCCCCCCTGGGACACTGGACGAGTAGCAGATCAGTGGCCCTCAACCCCTGTATCCATGCGGGTTCCCGGCTCGGCGAGGCCCATCTGGTCAGGGTTTGGTCAGGGCAGTTCGCGTCGTCGTCTGCCCAGGAAACAGAAGAGGCCCGCTTGCGCGGGCCTCTAGTCGGCGTGAGCTGGGATCGAAGGTCAGGCCAGCGAGCCGAACCCGACCGTCGCCATCGAAGCGAGCAACGCCTCGTCCTCCTGCGCGTCCCCGTAGGAGTGCGCGTACTCCTTCACGAACGTCGCGACCGTGTGACCCATCCAGCGGGCGGCGACGGTCACGGGCACCGGAGGATCGGCCTGCGCCATCAGCGACGCGACCGAGTGGCGCAGATCGTGCGGGACGATGTGGCCGAGCCCGGCGTTGATCCCGGCGCGTTGCACGCCGCGCGGGCGGAAGTTCACCGGGTCGATCGGCTTGCCGCTCGCGGTCGCGAACACGAACTCGTCGTCCTCGGGCTGGCGGTCGTGCTCGGCGACGAACAGCCGGTACTGCTCCTCCAGCGCCGCGTGCGCCGCGTCGAACATGCTCATCGTCCGCTTCGACGCCTTGCTCTTCACCTTCGCCCGCGTTTTGTCCGTGACGCCCGTCGCGGCCCGCTGCTTGCTGATCGTGATCCGCCGCTCGACGAGCGAGACGTCGCCCCAGGTCAGGCCGCACAGTTCGCTGATCCGGCAGCCGGAGAAGCAGAGCACCGTCAGCGGCAGCCGGTAGTTCTCGGGGCAGGCCTCGATCAGCTTACGCAGCTCGTCGGGGCGCAGGATCCGCGGCTCGCCCTTCTCGGAGCGTTCCGTGGGGACGACGTCGTCGCGATCGAGCCCGTCGAACGGGTCGACGAAGATCACGCCCTCCTTCAGCGCCAGCTTGATCATCTTGCGCAGCGGCGTCAGTGAGCCCATCACCGTCCAGTTCGTCATCGGCGTGCCGTAGCGCGACGTGCGCTCGCTCATCGCCGCGATGTAACGGGCGATCATGCGGTCGGTGATCGTGTTGATCTTGCGGCTGCCGCGGAAGTACGGCTCCAGGTAGTTGCGGTACGAGTTGCGGTAGCTGCGGATCGTGTTGTCGGCGCGATCCTCGCGCTGCACCTTCGCCTCCAGGTCGGCGAAGAACTTGGCCGCGATCTCGTCGAGCGTGGCCGTGCCGCCCGCGAGCGGCGTGCCGCCCTCGTCGCGGTTCGCCGTCGCCTTCTTCCAGGCGGTGATCGCTTCCTTCTCGGTCTTCACAGGCGTCTGCGTCTTCGGGTAGCAGATCGTGCCCGACGTGTCGACGTTGTTCTGCGAGAGCTTCAGCTCCCAGACGACGTCCGTTGCCCGGCGCCGCCACCAGAGCCCGGGGTACTTGTCGCCGTCGACTCGGCCTCGGCGCTTCGTGGGGTCATACACTGCTGTTGACATCAGGGGTCACCTCCCTTGGTGTTCGCGCCCCCGGAGCCTGGTCGCTCGCGGGGGCACTTCATGTATCAAGTCAGGGCAGGGTAGCATCGATCTTACGGTCGAGCGCGGCCAGGTCGATGTAGACGCGCCGCTCGACAACCCGCCCCGGCAGCTGACCCTTCTGCCAGCGCTGCCGCACCGCCTCCTCGCTGATCCCGAGCTTCTCAGCGACGACGGGAACCGGCGCCCAGCGGAAGCGGTCGCGCTCCTTCGCCAGCTCGGCCTTGATCAGCCTGCGCACCAGCGGAGTCAGCAGCTCGACGAGCGCCTCGTCGACATCGCTCATCAGGGCAGACTCCCTCCTCGAACCCATCGAGCGCAGTCGAGCAAGCTTGCGCGAGTCCGAATTCGAGAACCAGATTTAAATTTAAAATTCCTGTTCGAGCGACGAGTCGACATGCCGTGCTCACCTCTCACGTTCTCATTGCTTGCTCTTTCTCGACTGAGTCGAGACGTACTGATCCCAGGGTTCGCCACCCCCGCCGTTTGCGTCGCGGTCACGCCCTGCCACCCCGACCGGCTCTTGGTACGGCGGCGCCAAACCGCCTCGATTGCTATACGGCGGGAAGCGCGATTGCGGGTGGCAGGATGCTCGCGCTTCCCTATCTCTCGCGCGCTCAGCCCGGCTGCCGCCTCCCTTGCCTTCGCATCGGGACGGGGTCGGGAATCTTGCGCTGCTGCTTCAACCAGAGGCGCGCGAAATGCTGCGGATCCTTCCGGCCTTCGGCGAGTGCGAGCTGGTGGAGCGCGATCTGCAGCAGCCGGTGCTCTTCGAGCAGCCGTTCGCGCATCAGCTGGATCAGGTCGCGTGCCTTCGCGTTGCGCAGCAGCAGCGCGCTCAGCTGGCTGCGGTCGAGCACCACCCGTGTCTTGGTGATGATCATCCTCACTTCAGCCTTTCGAGCAGCTCGGCGCGCTCGCGGCGCCACGCCTCCTGGCGGGCGTGCCAGTTCTCCAGGCGGTGCCGCAGGTCGACGACCTGGGCCTGCAGTTTCGCGCGCTCGCCTTTGCAGACGCGCAGGTCTTCCTCGAGTTTCTCGACGGCGGCGAACAGCGCCGACTCCCACGGCAGCCGGGTGATCCCTCCGGCGCGCGCGGGAACGTGGCGGCGGTTCGTGTCACTGTCGGCCATCGACGAGGTTGAGGAACTGGTCGAGCGGCAGCGATGCGTACCAGGGCTCGCGGCTGCGCCGGTAGCAGACGACGGGGATCGTGCCGTCCGGCGCCTCGCGCGCGGCCTGGCGGTTCCAGTCGGGGATGCAGAGCCGCTCCTGGCGCTTGCACTCGACGTGCAGCCAGCCGCTCGCGGGCAGGATCACCAGCTGATCGCCGCTGCCCTCCAGGTTGCGCAGCTGCAGGCCGTGCTGAGCGAAGATGTGCGCCACCTCCAGCTCGCCGCGCAGGCCCTTGTCGCGCTCGCGCTTGCTCACGGGTACTCCCTGTTCAGCCGCTTCGCGTACTTGCGCGCCTCGGTCTCCGCGTCGACCCGGCCGCCCGGCTTGCCGTTGTTGGCGTTGCGGAATTCGCGCACGACGTGGAAGCAGTCGGCCGAGTCGGTCACGTACCAGAAGGTGGTCGGGGTGTGACGGGAATCCCCGGCTCGTTTCGGGCTGCGCTGGTCGATCTTCCAGCCGGTGACCGAGCCGACGCGGAAGCGCTCGCTCACGGCTCGGCCATCCAGGGCTTCCAGCGTGGACAGGAGCGATCATGGACGCGCCGTAGCGTCGCCTTGTTCGAACCCTCCCAGTGCCCGCGCGTCGGGGTCGGCGTGCAGACGCAGCGCCCGGCCTCGATGTCGGCGAGGCGCTGCTGGCGCTCGGCGGCGCCCGGCCCCATCTGCTCGCGGTAGAGCGCCAGCTGATCCTCGAAAGTGAGCAGCGAGAGCGGCGCGATTTTGCCCTTAGGCACCGACGCCCTCCATCGTTTGGAGCGCGCGGGCGATCATGAACAGGGCCTCGCTCACTTCGTGGAGGTTGAGACTGGCATCGCTGTTCGTCGCGAGACGGTCGACGGCTTCGATCAGCGCGTCGAACCTGTAGCCGAGGTCGTCCCCGAGTTCCAGCGTGACGACGAGCCTGTCAGGCACCGACGCCCTCCATCGTCTCCAGGAACCGTTTCGCGTCCATCGTCGCGTACGCGAGCACCGGCACCAGCACGTAGTAGCGGCCGATCGCGGAGCTGTCCGCGTTCGGGATCAGCGGCGCCAGGTTCTCGATCAGCGTGTCGAGCACGTCGGCGCCGTCCTCGACCTCGTCCGCGGGCACCCGCACCGACCAGGTTTTGCGACGGCGCCCCCAGCCCCGCTTGCGGGCCGGGGGATGCCGACGCTTCTGCCCGCAGAACGGGCAGCTCGACTCCGGGGGTGAGACGACTGACTGCTCGTCGTCGATCGTTTCAGGAGTCGGTGGCTGCGGCGTGATCGGCCCGACCAGGTTGTAGCGCGACACCTTCTCGCCGGGCAGCGCCACCGGCAGCGCCCAGTAGAAGAGCCCGTCCTCGTAGCGGATCGCGGCCTTGTGGCCGCCGATGCGCCCGGTCAGGTCGTCGTGGCAGGGCGGGCAGACGCCGGTCAGGTTGCCGACGACGCGGCCGTCGATCATGATCCAGCGGAAGTCACCGCCAAGCGCCGAGCGGCGCACGATGTGGTGCGCGTGCTCCGACCAGCGGTTGCAGCTCGGGTTCGAGCAGCGGGGCCCGACCTTATAGAGCGGGCCGCCCCGCACGCCCTTGACCAGCATGAAGTCGACGGCGGGGAGCGTCACTCGCCCATCAGTTCCCTGAAGTCGAACGGGTGCCGGAGCGCGTCCGAGATCGTCCAGGGATCTCCGGTGAAGCCGAGGCAGCGGTTCGCGTAGATCCGCGCCTTGCTCGGCACCTTGATCTCGCCGCGAACGAAGGCACGGCCGCGATCGGTCAGGCGCCACCAGCCGACACGGTTCGAGCCGTCCTTGCGGTAGCCCGGCTGCTGCTCCATCAGGCGCCAGTGCCAGGCGAAGGTGCCGTAGCCGCCCTGGTGCGGCGTGCCCTTCATCGTGTCGAGCACGTCGGGCAGGAAGATCCACTCGCGACCTTCGTTGCGCCGGTACAGCTCGATCAGCACCTTGGCCGAGGCCGCGGGCAGCGGGCGCGGGTAAATCTTGGCGTTCTGGGTGCAGAGCGGGCAGAGCGCGCCCTTCTCCACCAGCTTGCGTAGCTCGTCGCGAGCCTCGGCGAGGCTCATCGAGTCCGAGAATGTCATCGTTCCTCCCGCTCCTCGCGGTAGATGTCGAACAGTTCCAGCGCGAACGACCAGACGGCCTGGCCGACGCAGCCGACGAACACGCCGAGCAGGAACAGCAGCACCGCGGTCACTCGTCGCTCCAGGCCGGGCAGTCGTTACGGAAGCCGCAGAAGCCGCAGGCCCAGTCGTGGAAGCGGCCGTAGGTCGGCCAGGTCTGGTCGGGCCCGAGCAGGTTCATGTAGAGCGCGATCTCGGCCGCCACCAGGCGCACGTTCTCGCGCAGCACGGCGCGCTCGTTCGCGCCGGGGGCGATCAGCAGATCCTCGCTCTCCAGCGGCGTCACGATCGTCACCGAGCCCCGCTCCGGGCTCGCGGTCAGGGAGTGGAACTCGACCGGCTTGCCGGTGGCCTCGCCGTACACGGCCGCCTGGATCCGCCACGACTCCTGCGGCTTGCGCTTCGCCTTGCGGCCGGTCTTGACGTCGATCACGCCGGTCTCACGCTCGATGTCGAAGCGGCCGACGACCGGCACCGGGGCATGGAAGTCGACCTCGACCTTGCCCTCGATCCCGGTCGGCTGGATCCTCGGCGCCACCGTCTCCCGGTACTCGGCGAGCATCTTCGCCCCACGCACCTTCGCCTGCTCCGGCTTGCTGTCCCAGAACACCTCCTCACCGGCCTTCGCCTGCTCCAGCTCCAGCGTGATCGGCCAGCCGACGTCGCCGAACCAGGTGAGCAGCTCGACGGCCGGGAGGTCTTCGTGCGAGGTGATCTTCTGGGCGAAGTTGTGCTCCAGCCCGGCGTGGACGGCGGTGCCGATCACCGGGGCCTCGGCCGGGCGTTCCTTGCGGCCGTGCAGGTAGCGCTCCTGGTACTGGCGCGGGCAGCGGCGGAACATCGAGATCGAGGAGGGGGAGAGGTGGTCGGGGAGCTGCGGGTGCCACTCGATCGGGTACGCGCTGCGCGCCTGCTCGACGAGGAGCTGCTGCTCGATCTGGAACTGGCTGATGTCGAGCGGCATCAGAACGGGATGTCGTCGTCGGTGAAGAGCGGGCGCAGATCATCCTGGGCAGAGACGGCGCGCGGCTCGGAGGGCTCGGGCGGCAGCGGCGTCGTGAACAGCCAGCGGCCCCAGACGAGCGCCATCTGCTGCGCCGTGCTGAAGTTCTGCTGCTCCGAGGGCAGCAGCGGCAGCATCCCGACCGCGAGCTTCGCCCCGGCCGCGAGCGAGATCCTCCAGGCCGTCGCCGGGTCGGTCGGCCGCTGCGTCTGCTGCACCAGCTCGACGCCGGGGATCGAGCCGCTCGGGCTCGGTGTCGCCTCCGGCGTCTTGACCGAGTTGAAGTAGATCGAGTCCGCGTAAGGCGCCCCGCTATGCGGGTTGATCTTGGTCGACGGCCGCCGCGTGTAGTCGATCAGGACGACGGCGCCGGACTCCTTCGCCGCCACCGCCTCGCGCGCCCGAGCCTCGTCCTTCGTGTCGAGCCGCCCGATCTCCGGGTGGTCAGTCGAGATCCTGTACCACTCCGAGCCGAGATCCTGCTCGATCTTGGTGATCTTTGCTTCAAACGTCGCCACCGTGCGCCTCCTCGTCGAGGGCAAGCGGCGGCGCGCTGGGGTCAGCTGGCTACTTCAAGTCGGGATGGTGGAACTGGGAGATGTCGAGCCCCTTGCGATCCATCGCGCCCCGCTTGTCGACGAGCCACTCGAACCGGATCCCGTAGGCGATGCAGATCCACTCCAGCTCGTTGGTCATCGGCTTGAACACGTTGCGTTCCCAGCGCGAGATGGTCTGTTGGGTCGTGCGAAGTTCTCCCTGTGAGGCCTCCCGTAAGAGGGCTGCGGCTTCAGCCTGGGTGTAACCGCGCCTGCGCCGCGCCTGTCCGAGTCTTCCCCCGAGTCGACGGCTACCTGCCCGTTTTCTAACTCGTTGCAGGGACTCTAGGGAGCCGCCGTCGGATGTCAAGACGCCACATCCCTTGTGCCCCTAGTGACAATGGGCACATACATCACTAAGAGGGCCAAATACATCACTAAGAGCCCGAAATACATCACCCATACATCACATGTAAGGATTCTCTGAACCTTGATTGTGACATTGGTGACAGCCACCTTCTCCCTCCTCGCCTAGAGGGTGAAGGCCTCAGTCCCCCGGGTGGGCGAGACTGAGCCGCAGAGCCTGCCTCCCCCCGATTGAGCCTGCAGTACTACCCGCTCCGTTCACCGGATTGACACCAGGCAGGCGGCTGTTACCTGCACAGAGCGAGAAATTCGTCTCTAGACTGCGGCCGGGGGGAGAGGCTGGCTGCGAGGAGGCGATGTCCGCCCTCGCAGAGCACGTCGAGCGGGTGAGGCTGCTGCTCGGCTCGATGAACGACTGGGTGCCGACGCCGGTCGACCCGATCGAACCAGACTCCGGCCCGGCCGCGAGCCGCTACGTGCCGTGCGAAACCTGTCGCTCCCGCGGCGAGGTGCGCACGCGCGGCGGCTGGACACTCTGCCTCGGCTGCGACGGTGAAGGCTGGCGCCGCCGCGAGCCCGGCGAGCGGCCGTGGGACAGGTACCTGGAGCTGCCGCTGGACGAGGCCGTGAGCCTGCCTGTGACGCGCCCGAAGGCCGGTCGGGCCCAGACCTCACCCGAACCGGAGATGTTCGTCTGGGAGCGCGTGAAGGCCACCTACGACCGCCACGGCAGCTACCGGCAGATGCGGGGCGCGCTCGACTGGCTGTCGCTCCGGCACCCTCGCCGTTACCGGCTGGTGCGCACCGTGCTCGTCGACCACGAACCGCGCGCGCTCGACGAGCCCGCCCGCGTCGACCTCGATCTCGGCGTGCTGATGATCGCGCTGCGCGTGCGGACGGTGCGCGTACCGCCCTGGCTGGTCGAGCGGACGGCGGCCGACGAGCGCCGCGACGCGATCCTGGAGCTGGCGGCGATCGGGCTTACGGCCGGGGAGATCGCCCGGCGCACGGGCATCCCGCGTGGCACGGTACGCAAACGGCTGCGTTGATAGGATCTCGCCATCCCGGTCACCCGTCTCGGGCTGAAAAGGGAACTCGACGGCGCCAGCGTGTCCGATTTTCCGATGAGGGTGCTCGTCTGCGGCTCGCGCAGCTGGCGCGACAAGGAAGCGATCGCGCGGCGGTTGAAGAGCCTGCCCGCCGACGCGATGATCGTGACCGGCGGCGCGCTCGGCGCCGATCAGCTCGCCGACGACGTCGCCCGCGACCTCGGCCTGGAGCGCGTGATCATCCCGGCGAACTGGAACCGGCACGGCAGACAGGCGGGGATCCTGCGCAACCTGCGCATGCTCGATACCCGGCCGGAGCTGGTGCTCGCGTTCTGGAACGGTGACTCGCCCGGGACGAAGCACACGATCGGTGAGGCGCGCAAGCGCGGCATTCGGGTCGAGGTCATTCAGGTCGAGAACGAGTGACTCCACCGGAGATGGTGGAGGATCCTCCTCAGTGCGTGTGCGCGAGCGCGTCCTGGCAGGCGATCTGGATGTCTTCCAGAACGAGCCAGGGGTCGGCGTCGGCGTCATCGTTGGCTGCCTCGACCATCCGAACGATGCGTAGCAGCATCTGCTCGTACAGGGTGATCGTGTCGGCGGCGTTCATGAGTGCTCTTCCAGGCGCGTGATGCGCTCGCCGAAGGCGATCAGGACGCCCTCGATCCGGTCGAGGCGCGTGTCGATGCGATCGAGCACACGGTCGATCGAGTCGAGCGCGCGCACGACCCAGAACGTCTGGATCCCGACCAGGCCGAACAGCCCGGCCAGGATCGTGATCGTTCCTACGGTGGTGCTCATGTTCCTCCTTGGTTGACCGAGGACGAGACTAGCTCGTCCCCCTCTAACGGAGCAGCAGGTAGCCGACGCCCGCGACGGCGCCGATCCAGAGCCACGACCCGACGAGGAACAGCGGGAAGACGAGCCACTCGGGCAGTCGCTCCCACCAGTTCGAGTCGTCGAGGCGGGTGAGCACGATCGCGGCGGGGACGCCGATCGCGACGGCGAACAGCGCGATGATCACGATGTTGCTCATGACTTCTTCCTCGCCTTGTTCCAGCGCTCGATGTCGACGCGCCGCCAGACCGGCCCGGAGGCCAGCTCGGCGATCGGGACGGGCAGCTTGTTGCGCGAGCGCATCGAGCGCAGCAGCCCTCGCTCGATCCCGGTCAGCGCCGAGGCCTCGACGAGGCCGACCAGCGGCGCCTCGACGGGCTCCTCGACGGCGGTCGCGAGGCGGTCGAGCTGCTCGGCGCACTCGTCCAGCTCGCGCCGGATGCGCCGCAGCTTCTCTGCGGTGTTCATGTTCCCTCCTTTGGTGGTTGACCGAGAGCGCCTCGCGGCGCCCCCTCAGAACACGACGAGGTCTTCGTCGTACAGGTGGATCGGGTAGGCCGTGCCGCACGGATCCGTGTGGCGGAATTCGGGGTCGTCGGTGAAGTCGACCGCGCAGCGCGCGATGTACTTGACCGTGCCGACGTGCCCCTGCAGGGCCTCGATGCGGTAGGTGTTGTTGCCGCAGCCGTCGCACTGCTCGGCGCCGATGAAGCCGCCGACGAGACCGGCGAGGTCGTCGATGTTCTCGGCGACGAAGTGCGGCGGGTCGATCGAGCGCGGCTGGAATGCACGAACTGACATGGTTCCTCCTTGTGTTTGGTTGACCGAGAGAGCGCGTCAGCGCTCCCCCTCTTGCAGCAGGTACTCGACGCACGGCTCGCACAGGCAGCGCGTCCACGTCCCCGGCCGCTCGAACCAGCACCACGACCGCTCGGTGAAGTGGCTGCAGTGCTCGCAGCGCTTGCGCCCGGCGACGAGCTGCCAGGCCATCAGACGCGGGTGGCCGGGAACGTTTCGAGCACCGCCGAGTACTTGCTGGTCGGGTTGCCCGTCGTCAGCCAGACGCTGTTCGCGCGCATCCGATCGGCGCGCTCCTGGGCCAGCTTGCGGGCCGCGGCGATGTCGTCCCCGACCGAGATGATCTCGGACAGATGCCCGGTCAGGACTGACCGGGTGGCGATGTACAGCATGTTTCCTCCTTGTGGTTGACCGAGGTGCGGCCGTCAATGACGGCCGCACTGGCAGTCAGCCTGCGTGGTGCAAGCCGCCGCCTGGAAAGCGAAGAAGTCGTCCACGATCTCGTTCATCGCGGACAGGGCCTCGGCCTTCTCGACCGAGCGAAACTCGCGGCAATCGCAGCCGCGGATGCAGCAGGCGAACGTCTCGCCTGCCGGGTTGTGGGACACGATGGCGTGCCCACAGGTGCAGTAAATGTTCCCGCTCTTCAACGGGATCACCTCCCTTTGGTTGACCGAGGTGCGCGCTACTGGAGCGCGTACCCCTCCTCGACGAGCGCGGCGACGATGTCGCCGACGTAGCGCGGCTCGACGACAAGCGCGCCGCCGAACCAGGTGCCGTCGGTGTGCTCGATGAGCCACGCTTGCACGTCGTCGGTGTGCGGCCGGATGAGCATGATCGAGCCGTGGTTCTCGATGTCGAACATCAGCTGGCCCTCGACAGGTCGATCCCGACCATCATCGCGTGCAGGAAGTCGGCGATCTCGCGCTTGCTCCCGGCCGTGATCGTGCGCAGGCAGGCGTCGAAATGGCCTTCGCTGTTGACGCTGTACTCGTCGAGCGCGACGTAGCCGTTGCGCTGCTCGACGACGACGCTCCGACCGCTGCCGAGCAGGCGGCGGTTGACGTTGATCGCACGCTCGTTGAGCGTGACGATGTTGATCCGTTCCATGATTCCTCCTTGTGTTGGTTGACCGAGGAGCGCTAGATGCGCTCCTCCCTCCGTGCCGGGAGCCCGATGTAGGCGTCCGGGCTCGACGAGCTGGCGACGACCTCTCGCGCCGTCTGCTCGCTGACCTCGCGGGCGCCGATCAGGCCGCTGGCGAGGCGCGGAATGACGTACCCGTCGAGCGTCCAGCCGTGGTCGTCGTAGCCGCCGATCACGTAGAACGTGGTGGTGCGGATGATCGGCTTGGACGTGCCGTCCCAGCCGTACTGCTTCGACTCTGCGCCCTCGCCGAGGACGGCGAAGTTGGCGGGCAGGTAGGCGGCGACTTCCTCGCGGCGCCGGGCGCCGGAAACGAATGCGAAGCGTGCATCACTCATGATTCCTCCTTGGTGGTTGACCGAGCGCCCCGTGGGCGCCCTCCTTACCTCGCGTCGATGACGCGGCCGACGGCCTCGTACGCGATGTCCGAGATGTCGGTGGCCTTGACGTTCGCCCACTGCTCGGAGTCGAGCAGGCGGGCGGCGACGACCTCGGTCGCGTTCAGCTGGAGCCCGTCGAGGTCGTCGATGTGGTCGTTCGTGAGCCCGTTGACGGCGCTCGCGGCGAAGCTGTCGATGCGACTGCGCCAGGCGATCTCCAGGCCGGTGACGTTCTGTTCGTATGCGATCTCGCGATCCTGCATGGTGTTCCTCCTTGGGTTGGTTGACCGAGGAAGGCGCCGTGGGCGCCTCCTCCCTACCGCCGTGCCTGAACCTGCCGCTGCCCGCGGACGTTGTCCCGCAGGGCGCTGCGGACGTGCTCGCGCTCGCGCTCGGGCCACAGGCGTGCGAAGTGGCGCCGGAAGTGCGCGAGCGACCGTGCCTCGCTGTCGCTCATCGTTCCTCCCTAGTGGTTGACCGAGCACCCTCGCGGGTGCCCTCCTAGACGAAGCTCAGGTTGAGCGGGTCGATGCCGTGCTCGACGGCGAGCGCCTTGCCCGCGTCGGTGAAGATGGCGAACGTGCAGCCCTCATCGACGAAGGTCTCGATCAGGCCGAGCTTCTTCAGGTGCGTGAGGTTGCCGCGCTGCCCGGCCGAGACCGTGACGAGCGGCGTGCCGCTCCAGTTCGAGGCGTCCTCGGCGAGGCCGAGGAACAGGTCGAGCGAGTCAGGCGTCAGTTCGATGTTCATGATTCCTCCTAGTGGTTGACCGAGGAGCGCGATGCGCTCCCCCTCAGACCCGGACGGTGCGGGTGACGCCGTTGTCGTAGGTGACCTCGGCGAACACGTTCCCGGCCTTGGTGACGCGGACGACGCGGCCGTCGTAGCGCTTGCCGTGCCGGTGGACGGCGACGGTGTCGCCGACCTTGACGAGGCCGGTCGACGTGGCGCTGATCGCGCCGTGGAAGTGCTCGGCGCACTCGCCGAACGCCTCGCCGCGCGAGCCGGTGAAGCTGTAGACGGCGGGCTTGCCGCAGGTGCCGCCGACGGCGGTGCGGACGGTGCAGGTAGTAGCAGCCATGGTGATTCCTCCGTTCGTTGGTTGACCGAGGCGCCGTCCGGCGCCCCCTCAAATCTCGTCCAGCCGCACCCGCGACGTGTGGACGTTGTCGCCCTCGACGTCGGTGGACGCAGCGACCGTGACGTTGAACTGGCCGTAGACGCGAAGCGCCCCGGCCAGGTTCTCGGCCTGAGTCTCGGTGCGGTCGGTGGCGACGATCTCGCCCGTGCTCGCGTTGTAGACCGTGAACTTCAGCATGATGTGCTCCTCTGGTTGGTTGACCGACAGGGCCGCGTGAGCGGCCCCGCCAATGAGGGAGGCGGAAGCGACAGCTCGGTGACCGCATCCGGTCACCTCGCCCCACCCTTTCGACCTGTGACCGCGGCAACGCATCCGAGTCCAGGTCGACGCCGTGAGGCGTCCTCACTGTCGTGAGTCATCAGGGTCAAGCTCGGAGCGCCGGGGTGAAGCACCGCGGCCCTCTTGGAGGAGGATCCTCCACCGGCCCTCGTACCCGGCCTCTGCAACCGAGTCCCCCTGGCCCGACGTGCGACCTGGTGAGCTTCTCCAGTGGAGCCGGAGGGCGATACTCCCTCTCAGACGGCCTCGGCGCTAGCCCGGCCTCGTTGCGACTGACCCCGGCCCGTTCGGCCGATCGAGAGCAAGGTAGCAGCCAGCAGCAAGGAGGCGCAACAGTCTGTGACAGATATCCCCCAGATGGGTCAGGAGATCGAGCCCAAGGTCGAGGCGCCCGAGGAGCGAAATCTTGAAACCGCGCCCAGCGCCATCGAGCAAAACCCAGCAGCAGAGCCAAGCACTAACGTAGGTAGCGACCAGGTAGCAGCGATTCCATCCGAAGAGCCACCCCGCGAAGGCACGCTCGCCTGGCTGCAACAACAGCCACACGTCGACGTCCTCGGGCTCAGCCTCCCTCACTGCCACCGCGTCCCCGAAGGCAGCACACTCGCCGAGGCCAACGGCTACTGCAGGATCGTCACGCAGCGCGGACGCTGCCGTGCTCCGGCCACTCGCTTGTACGGCATCTGCGTCGTCCACGCTGGAGGAGGAGGCGCCACAGACCCCGAAGCTCTGCGGCGCATGAGCGCCAAAGGCCACGCCGCCAAGACAAGGCTCAGAATCCAGAGGCAGACACTTGGCATAGGCCCGAACAGGGTCGGGAACCCGAGGGAACATGCCAGGATTCAAGCCATGGCGAGGGCCGAGCGGCTGGCCGAAGCCTTGCTGGCGCCGCTCGACGACGAGGCCCTCAGCAGCCTCGCGCAGCAGCGCGCCGCCGTGACCGTGCTCGACGCGACTTTCCCTCTGCAGCAGGCCACGGTCGAGCTGGAGCTACCGGCCGAGGAGGCGGGCGTGCAGGCGCTCGGCTGGGAGCAGATGCAGGCCCTCGCAGCAAGGCTGCTCGACGAGCAGTAGCCCTGACCAGGCCCTGACCAAGTCCCGCAAAGCCAGTGATAGAGCCAAGCGCAGCGTGACCTGATACAGCGCGAGCAGCATGCTGAGGCGTGCATGCCCAGGCACAGAGCCAAGGGCAGAGGAGCGAGCAGGCAGGGCGTGAGCGTCGAGGCAGAGAGGAACGTGCCGTGTTCCTTACCGAGGGCCGAAGGCCCTCTCAGGCGGGCGGGGGGCCGCCCTCCCCGCCGCGCGAGCGATCGACCGCGGGGCCCTTTTCCGGGCCCCAGCCCGGCCGAACATGGGGTCTCCCGGCTTGTTCACGGGGCCCTGTTACGTAACACGCGGGGCCTTCTCGGGGGGCCTGATTCGTTACTCACACGTCCGACTTCGTGACGAATCGTCACGCGAGGGGGAATCGTCACATGCCACGCGAAAGGGAGTACGAGTCGAATGCGGAGCGCCAGGCTGCGTACCGTGCAAGGCAGAGGGAGCTGCAGGCCGACCGGGAGAAGCTGAACGCGCAGCTCTCGTCGGAGTCGCCGACGGCTATGCCGTCTACTCCTCCTTCTTCGCTGCCGATCTCCGAGGACGAGTACGTCAAGCTGATGCTGAGCGAGCCCGCGATCCTCGATGAGAAGCGCGCCGAGCGCTATGCGCGCTGGCGCTACCGGGGGGTTTTGGAGGGCCGGGTCGCGAGTCTCTAGCTCCGGGGTTTGTACTGAGGCCTGTTCAGGCGGCCGTCATCTAGTCTTGCCTACGCTGGGCTATGCGTTATGGGGCGGCGGGCCCTCGGCTTGTTGCATAGCCCAGGAGGGCTTCGCCGCCCCATTGTTCTGCGCCGCAGCGCAGGGTCGTGATCTTAGTTACTTGACCCGTGCGCGCTGGCAAATGGGGCAAGTGTCGAGCCCCGCCCTGCGGCGGGAGTCTGTGCGGCGAGGCGGGGCCCAGAGGGAGTCTGTCATGAAGTCGCGACTTCTTGTCCGCTCACCGCTGCGCTTCCTTCTCGGCGCACTCCAGGCAGACGTCTTGTTTGTCGCCGTCGACTGTTTCGCTCAGCTCGGAGACGTTGAATCTGTGGAAGCAGAGGCAGCACATCACTTTGCCGTCGGGGCATTGGGCGCCGTAGTGGCGTTGCCCGCAGCAGAGGCGGACGGGCGCTTGCGGAGTGGAACTGGGATTCGACTCCGTAGGCTCAGCCACGGTCGAACCCCGAGTAGTCGTCCAGGTCAGGTTTCTCGACGGGCGCCATCGGTGGTTTTCCTCCGAGCGTGCCGATCAGCCGGACGCCGCCTTGTCCGAGTGTGTTGCCGATCCGGTAGCTCGCTCGCACCATCGCGTAGCACTCGGGATCGCCGGGAGCGGGCATCAGGTATTCGATGCTGCCCTCGAAGCTGTCACCGGCCTCGACGTGCGCGGCCATGTCGTGGAGGACTGCGGCGAGCGTCTCGGCGTCCATCGGGATGGGCATGTTCCCGCTCATTCGCTGATCCCGTCCTCGTCCTCGCGGCGCAGCATGATCTCTAGCGCGAGCACGTCCCAGTGGTCGAGCGTCCCGAGCTTGTCCTCGATCTCTTCGCTGATTCCTTTCTCGCCGAAGTTCGCGGCGACGTCGGCGCGGATCAGGACGCGGTAGATGCGCATCCGGTCGTCGGGCCCTCGTTTCTCGGGCAGCCAGCTCATCGCTTCTTCGTCCCGTACAGGAACTCGCGCCGGAGCATGTGCCCGAGCATCGCCTCGCCGCGCTGATACCTGGAAGTCACAAGCGCCATCACCTCGATCATCTTCTCGTCCGGCATCTTCTCGACCACCCGTAACTCAGGCGCTTTCAGCTGCGCAGCGATCACGCGCTCGCCGGACGGGCTGAGCGACCAGAGCTTGTGCTCCTTGTCGTAGAGGATCATCCCGTAGTGGCGCATCCAGATCAGGCGAGTGGAGACGGTGCGGGCGCTGTCCTCGGCGCCGAAGCCGAGCAGCTCGGCGACCTCCTGACTTGAGACGCCGCCGTTCGAGGCGTCGGCGAGCCGGTGCATGATGTCGGCGTCGCGGAAGTCGTACAGGCTGACCTTAGGCATGGCCGACGAGCGCGTAGGCCTTACCACCACCGGAGGTGGTGCGGGTCATTCTGAGCAGGCCTTGTTCGTGCAGCTCGATGAAGGCCTTCCGCACCATCTCCTTGCCGATCGCCATCTTCGCGTCCTTCATCGCTTTGAACACGGCGGTGTAGCCGAAGT